AGACACTGTACAAGATTTAACTATTGCTCTACCTCTTGTACATACTATAAATGACACTATTGTGGTTTATTCTGGAGAGTCTAGTGAAAGCTATAATGTTATAGTGGATGGTAATGGTAGTTTATTAAAGAGGGTAGGTGTGTCAGATACTTTTTTACAAATAGACGTAAATGGTAGTGAAATAAAGTTCCTTAGTAATGGGACAGATTGGAGAGTTATATGAAGTTAAGTGATTTTAATAATGGTGGTGGTGGTGTTGTCGGTGAGATGAAACCTTTGAATGTTAAAGGTAAAGTAGGTTTTCCACATGAGCCTTTAGGTCGTGGGAATACTACCTTATCTGAGGTAGTGACTACTGTAGGTAATGAGCAATGGCTTATTACAGGTAGCTCTATTTCTGATGTTTTACTTTACCCAGATGTAAAATGGAACTTTACTGACATGGGAATTACTCCTGCTGCATGTTCATGTCAGTCTGCTGCTATTCGTTCTGTCTCTCCGTATGAAAGATACTTATATACTACAGATGGTGTTACAATTAGTAAAATTTCTATGACTGATTATACTACAACTCCTGATTTTGCTAATGCTACTTCGTTAGCACTACCTACAGGATATATTAACCCTACTAGTGTTTATTTTTCAAACAGTACTTTGTATGTATCTTGTGTTGATGCAAATTCTAACAGCGTGGTTCTATCTTATGTAAATGATGTGTTTGTTTCTGAAGTAGCTAAGTTACCTGGTAGCTATAATATTATGGTTATCAATAATATTATTTATTATGCGGGAAGTAGTGGGCTGGTCCATGTATACGGCTATGATATGACTACTAATACATCTTTAGGTCGTCTAAGTTCTTTCATGCTTATTTGGGGTGAGTTCTTGGGTACTGTTATAGATGGTCGGTTATATACAGGTATTGGTTCGATGAGTATCTCTATATATGATGCCTCTACTCTGATTAGTGACCCAGCTTCACCTCCTCATCTCGCTGCTGTTGAAGGTATAATCCCTACAGCTACTAAATTTTCTATAGCTGAGAAATATGATACTGGCGTACTTATTCATTTATTTACTGGTTCGTCTTATTCTGTGAGTTTTTTAAAAATAGGTGATATGGCAACACCTTATTCACAATTTGGAGTACCTGTATTTATGAGGATTAAATAATGGAACATATAGACAGCAAAGTTATTGACTCTTCTGTGGGTTTTTTACAACTTGTTTTAAACACATAGTTTGTAAAAGCAATGCTTTGCATTTTTCCCTTTACGTAAGTGTTGAAGATTTTGGAGAGTATTACCTTTTATCTCCAATCTATTGTAATTGTGTTTTTATCGGTAAGGGCTCATTCCCTAGTAGCTCTGCAGGTAGAACTACCGTAGATAAAGATATGTTAGTTGGTTTAGGTGTAGACATACTAGCTGAAGATAGAAAAGCTAATGTATCTACTCTACTTGCAAAGCAACAAGCAGAGGTAGATTCTACACCTATGAGTGCTTTGCATATAAAGTCGTTAGAGAGTATCATTGGTAAAGCGATTAGACGTTCAAGTCCTGTACGTTGGATAGTTAATGGGTTAGCTGTATCTTTAACTGTTCCTGAGGCACAAACTATGGCTGACAACGCTTCTGATTTCATAGAAGAAATTTATTTTCGTTATGAGCCTCTTATCAATGCAGCAAAAATTGCTTAGTAGTAAGTATACACTAGCATCTTGTGATGGTGTATATTGTTAATCTGAAAATTAACATAAAGAGTGTGTTGTTTTTATACCTCTTTATCTTAGTTTTTTGTCTCTTAGCACATACCTCTTAAATTAGTGGTTTTGGTCTATTAGACTTTGTTAATAAATTTTTAAAATTGTAGGAGAGTAAATGACAATAATAAGTGATAGTTTGCATGGTATACATTTAGTTGCATTAGATGAGTATCAACTAACACCTAGTACCCAAGTATCAATGCAATTGACTATAGGAGATTCTTGTGAGTACCAATTTAATCAGTTGGATCAAGATGCTTGGAGTACTTTACGGAATGGAGAACACTTACAATGCCCACTTGGTAAGGTAGTGTACTTTAGAAGTAGTGTAAGAGATGCTAAATTAGTAAGAACGGATGTGGTATAATGCAACAGAAAATGATTGATCCATTTGGCTTAATTAGTGGTAGTAGATCTGATAATAACTTAACTAATGCACTAAAGGCAGCTATAGAGTTAAAGAAAGTCAAAGATGTAACTACAGACCCAGTTAATAATTGGCTTGTTGTTACGTATACAGATGGTACATCTGCTAATCTTAATTTAGATAATATAGTTACTGATATTTATGTTGATGGTGCTTCTTTAGATGCTATCACTAATGTACTTACTTTGACTAGTTCTACTGGAGGAGCTGATGTAGTAGTTAACTTATCTGATTTTATTAATAGTTCTGAGTTTATTACAGGACAGGCTCTTAAAGTAGATAAAGTAGTTGGTAAACAACTGTCTACTGAAGACTATACCACAGCTGATAAACTTAAGTTAGGTCTTATTGAGAATGGTGCAACAGCAGACCAAACTGCTACAGAAATAAAAACTTTATATGAGAGTAATACTAATACAAATGCTTTTACTGATACAGAAAAGTCGTTAGTTGCTAGTGCCTTGCAGAGTGCTACTACAGACCTTAGTACTTCTATAACTAGTACTAGTGTTACAATAAATAGTTCTGCTGGTACTAATACAACATTATTAGGTGCTACAAGCACTACAGCTGGTGTAATGACATCTACGGATAAAACAAAATTAGATGGGTTAAATGACGCTAACTATGTAAAAAATAATGTTAGTAACCAACAAATGAGAAATATAATTGTTGGTGGTGGTCAGGCAGCATTAAGCGAAGGTGGTCAAATAGATTTTGTAGCATCACCAAGTAGCGGTTTATCCAATATGGTGATAGATGTATACGGTTCATCTGCAACTAATCATAACTTCAGAATGCTACAAAGAGACTCTACAAATGCTACTACAGCATTAACTTTCCCTGCTGTAACTGGGTGGGTATGGACATCAGCTAATGATGGTGTTGGGAGTGGTCTTGATGCAGATTTGTTAGGTGGGTTAACAAGAAATCAGCTTAGTATAATAGACAATATTAATACTGCTATGACTGGTGGAGGTACAATTATATATGATGCAAATAGTAATTTATCATGGTCAAAAAGGTTCATAGCTATTGCAATAGGTAGAGGGGCTGATATTCTATCTGGATTTTTTGAAATACTTCAACCTCCTGCAGGTACAGTAATACATGGTGTAGGGTCTAGGACTAGCGTTACTGCAAATGCTTCTGGAATACCGTTAACTAACTGGGATACATTATGGTATAAACTCCCATTAGGCTCATCAAATGCTTCTAACAATAGCAATTTTTATATTACAAATTATCCAGGTGTAAATTTTGATGTACCAAAAGATTGGGTCATGTTGGCAACAATAAATGGTGATTCTCTTGGTTCTGATATGGTTAAGCATGCGAAGTGTGCGAATGGGGTTATCGTTCCTTTTGGTGACTCGTATAGACAAGACACAGGTATAATTAGCCCAACTCTATTAAATGGCTGGGTTAATTACGGTGGATCATATATACTTACACAATTCACTAGAAAAGCAGGCATGGTAACTATAACAGGAATGGTTAAAGCTGGTGTTATTAGTACAACTTTACCTATATTTAATTTACCTGTTGGTTTTAGACCAAAAGGAAGAATAGTATCTACACAAATGTCTAATGGTGCAGCTTGTAGAATGGACGTACTAGCTAACGGTGATGTGCTACCATACTCAGGTAGTAATGCTTGGTATTCATTTAACTTAACTTTTAAAGCGGAGCAATAAAATGGAAAAATATGAAGATGACTTAAAAGAAGCTAAAGAGTTAACACCAAGAGAGAATATGAGAATTCTTAAATGGTTAGTAAAGGACTGGAATTTAGGTCCTAAAGTAGCTTACGATAACAATCAAGGTAATAATGCTTTTTGGAATGGTATAGCTAAAGTATGGGGTATACCTACTAAAGAAGCTCGTAGAAGAAGTTGTGCTAATTGTGAGTACGGAAAGATAGAAGCAGATTATTTAGAGGCTATGGAGCATATACCTTATAACAAATTTGATAAAGATGGTGGTATGAGAGTATGGTGTGATGAGTTCGATTTTATATGTCATGCTACTAGGGTTTGTCAGAAATGGGAAGAATAGTGTTGTTTTATGGTATTATTACAAATGAAACAGAACATTAATAAGTTCAATATTATATTTAAGGTAGAATTACAATGGAAGTAAAAATAGCTGAAGTAACTGGTGCTGTTAGTGATTTAACTAACGTATCTCAATTACAGTGGGGCAGGATAGTAGAGATTGGGTTTATCGCTCTACTATTGTTTGCATTGTACTATTTCATTAAGCAGTTTATGAAAACTATTGATGATAGGAATGATGCAAATGAAGCTAGGCTAAACCATCTTGAGGATACCTTGAAGCTTGAACAAGACAATAAGGATAGATGTATAGCAGATTTAAGGGACACTACAGCAGAGCTAAGAGCTGTTAGACGATTATTAGAGAAGGGTTTACATGCCGATTAGATTGTTATGGACCTTTATACCTTTTTTTATTATTATTGTTTCAGCTCTTAGTTATCACTATACCAAGGTATCTTTTTTAAAAGCTAAAATTGACACTTGTGAATCAATTCAAAAAAAAGCTGTTAAAGCTTATGAAGTTGAGGTTAAGCAAGTTAATAAGATAGATCACATGCTTGACAATGTAGTTAAAGATTATACAAATAACACTAGTAAAAAGGTTGTAAATGAGAATGTCAGTAGTACTGTTGGTAAGCATATTATTACTTTTAACTAATTGCTCTCGTAGGGTTGAGTATACACCTAAACCTACACCTAGACCTACGTTATCTTATTTTAAAGTAGATAAGATGATTTTTAAACCTTTGGAGGTTGAGTATGAAATCAAAAATAGTGGAGATTAAATTAGAAGATTGGGAAGCCTTAATTGCAAAGATTCGTAAGAAGGATGAGTACATAACTAAATTGGAGAGATCTAATAAGGCTTATGAAGAACAAATAAAAATATACAAAAGGTATAAAGATGAGACACAAAAAGTTTAGTTCTGTAGGTAAGGTTTTAAATCCTTTAGAGCTTTATAAAACAAATAGAGAAGTAAACAAGTTAGTTATCCACTGCACTGCTACTGTCAGTAAAAATATTGGTGTAGATGCTAATATGGTAGATGGTTGGCACAGGGATAGATGGGGTTCTGGTATAGGTTACCATTATCTCGTTAAGAGAGATGGTACACTTGAAAAAGGTAGATGGGTTGACTATATAGGTTCTCATGCTAAAGGTGAGAATGTTGGTTCAATCGGAATAGTTTATTCAGGTGGTGTTAAAGTTGACCCTAGTGGTAAGCTAGTATCTGATATAGATAATCTAACTACCGAACAGCTAAAAACTTTAACAACTACTGTAGACTCTTTAAAAAAGTTGTATGGTATTGATACTAATATGGTGTTTGGGCACAGAGAACTCCCTAACGTAGCTAAAGATTGTCCTTGTATGGATATGGATGCGTTTAGAAATTCTTTAAGCTAGTTTGTGGTATGATTTCAGTAAATAATGGAAGGTGTTAAATGGCAATAGAAATGAATAAACCTCCTCTTGCTGAAGTTGTCAACATACAACCTACTTGGAGTAAAGCTCCTACTAGAAACGACTTGTATAATGATTATGCTTCAGCTCTTAGTGGACAAGAAGATTATAGAGCTAAACTAAGAGAGTATAAGTCTATTCTTGAAGGTGGAGCTAAACCTAAAACTAGGGTTGGTAAGAGTACTGCTGTATCTCTATTAGCTAGAGAACATGCAGAATGGACTAAACCTGTTCTATCTGAAGCAATCCTAAGTACTAAGAATATGTTTAAGATTTCTCCAGTTGGTAGTGAAGATTCTTTAGCAGCTACCCAGAACTCTTTAGTAATTAATAATCAATGGAGTAACAAGATTAATAAAGTTAAGCTTGTTAATGATATTGTTCTTAACATTGTAGAGGAAGGTACTGTTGTAGTCAAAACTGGTTGGGAAGCTGTAGAGGGTGTTAAAGAGGTTGAGAAAGAAAAACCTACCTTCGCTACTCAAGAACAACTTTTAGCTATGGTACAACAAGGGCAAATGAGTGCTGAAGAAGTACAACAATCTATTGATACTAATCAACCTATACAAGTAGGTACAGAGATAGTTTATGTTGAAGAACCTACTTTGATAAAGAATCAACCTTACTATGAGGTATGTACTAATGCTAATGTAACTATAGACCCTACTTGTAATGGTGTTGTAGAAGATGCTAAGTTTGTTATATATGAGTTTGATACTTCTTATGCAGAATTAAAACAAGATGAGTATACTAAAGATCCTGAGACAGGTGATGAGTCAGGGTTTTATTATAATGTAGATAGATTTAAATTAGGTGATGATAGTGACCCTGCTTATGATGAGTTTAAGACTGCTGCTTCTAATAATTTTGACTTTGATGATACTTCACTTAAAAGATTGAGAGCTTATGAGTATTGGGGTTATCGTGATATACGTGGTGATGGTAACCTTGTTAGTATTGTAGCCACATGGATTGGCAATACTTTAGTTCGTTTAGAGGAGAATCCTTTCCCTCATGGCAGAATACCTTTTAGCACTGCTGCTTATATGCCTAGAAAAGGCCAGTATCAAGGTGAACCTGATGCTAGTTTATTACAACAAAGTCAAGCTAGAATAGGTAGAATGAATAGAGCTATTGATGATAAGACTGCTGAAGATGCTATTGGTCAGAAGTTTATCCATGAAAGTTTCTTAAAACCCTCTGCTAAGAATGCTATGGAAAAAGGTAATACAACGTATTATTCAGGTAATATGCATCCTAGAGACGCTATTTGGAAGAATGATGTACAACCTTTAGGTTCTACCCAATTTGATATTATAGCTAGAGAAGAGAAGAAAGCTTCTGAGTTGAGTGGTAGTATTGCTTTCGCTGGACCTAGTAGTAATCCTAAACTTGGTGGTGGTGTTGGGCAAAAGAGTTCTATGGATTCTACAGCCCAAAGGAGGCTAAGTGTTCTTAGGAGAATTGGTACTATGTTTGAAGATATGGCTAGAATGACTGTAGCTATGAATCAAGTATATTTATCTGAAACAGAGATTGTTCGTAGTACTGGAGATCAGTTTGTTACAATAGCTAGAGATGACTTAGAAGGTAGACTTGACTTTAATGTAGAAATATCAACCCCTGAGAAGGATGAAGAACAAGCTAATAGAATTATGACTCTTATGCAAACTAATGCTGCTTCTCAGAAACCTGAGACTGTAGAGATGATGTATGTTAAGATGCTAGAACTATGGAAGATGCCTGAAGAAGCTCAAGCTATCCGAGATCAACAGCCACCTCCACCAGACCCTAGACAAGAGAGGTTACTAGATTTACAAATACAGAAAGAAGAGTTAGATAATGCTATTAAAGCAAAAACACTTGAGGATCTTGATAGTAAGATATTTGAACGTATGTCTCGTGTTGATGAGAACTTACAAGCTGATGTTGCTAAGAAACAAGCTGAAGCTAACAAAGCTAATGCTACTGCTGAGAAGTTGAGTATTGAGACAGATATAGCTACTCAAATGTTCTTAGATAATGATAGTGGTAAAAAACGACAAGAGGACTTAGAAGATAGAGAACTAGATGCTATCTATAAAGAGAGAGAAGCTGAATTACAACAATCTACAAATATAGACAAAGCTGTTAGAGTTGTTGTGTAAGGAGATTAAATGCCTAGTATAGAGAACCCATATATTAAGATGAATCCTACTTTAGAAGCTGCTAAACTTACAGCTACAAGGAAAGGGTCTTCTTTAGTTGAACAGTATGCCGTTGAAGATACACGAAAAGAGTATGAGAGAGAACGTCAGTTAGCTTTAAGTCAAATGCAACAACCACAACAATTATATCTAAATCAAATGCAACAACCAGAAGTCCCTCCTATCAATGGAGGATTTAATGTCTGAGTTAGAGATAGAGATAAAACAGTTTAATGATGATTTAGTAAATGAAGAGCGTCACTTGAAGCTTTATAAGTCTTTACAATCTCTCAGGTCTAATGATGATTTTAAATTAGTTTTTGAGCAAGTATTTATTAAAGAACAATCTGAGGAGTTACTAGACAAACTTATAAATCCTAATATAAGTCTAGTTGAACTTGAAGATAAGTCTGATATAATTACAAAGTTAGATTTGATTAGGCTCTTTAATGAATACTTTGGTGTTAACGGCACTATTGAAAATAGAGGTATTTTGGCTATGGATAGGATAACTAACAAAGACCAAATTTTAGAAGAAATAAGAAAAACTTACGTATAGCTGTATTTTTATGGTATACTTACAAATAAATAAGGAATGTAAATGGAAGATGAACTAGAACTTGATGAAGATTTGATTAAGTTTGAGGCTATGGCTAATGGTACTTGGGTTCCTGATGAAGAAGAGTCAGAACCATCTGAAGAAATTGAAGGTGCTGAAGAAGTAACTGAAGACGAATCAGAAGAAGAAACTCCTGTTGAGGAAGACGTAGCTGAGGAAGATCTTGAAGCTGATAATGAACCTGAAGATGTTGAAGATGAGGTTGAAGATGAGGTTGAAGACATTGAAGACGAGACTCCTCCTACCACTGATGTCGAAGAACCTACAGTAGATCCTAGGATTGCTTTCTATGATGCATTAATGAATGCTGAGTACCAATATAATGGTAAAAAGGTTAAAGCTCCTGAAGACCCAGCTAAGTTTATTGAAGCTATTAATGTTGCTAATCAAAATGCTGATAAAGCTAGTAAATTCAGACAAGCTGAACCTTTTATTGAAGCTATGAAAGATGGTGGTTTACTGGATGATCAAGATAAGTTTAGGTTAGCTCTTGATTTAATTAAAGGTGATCCTGAAGCTATTAAGAAACATATTAAAGATCTTGATATAGACCCTCTTGATATGGATTTAGAAGAAATTGCATATAAACCTTCTACTCAACTGAAAACACAAGTTTCTTATGCTATTAACGACGCTATTAATATTGCTAGTCAAAATGGTTATGGTGAGAAGTATAACTCTTTAGTTGAGACTATACTAGAGGATGATGTTAGTTTTGACAAGTTCAGCAAAGATCCTATTATTAGGCAAGATTTCCTTAATCATATGCAAGACGGTACTTACGATAAGGTTATGTCCGAGGTAAACAGACTCTCTGCATTCGATTTTGATAATAGAATGAAGAATACTCCTTTTATAGAGAAGTACGCTTATGCATTTAATAACCTCCCTCCTGAAACTCCAGCAGTGACTGAACCTCCTGTCAGCACTCCTGAACCTAAAGTTAAACCTCAGATAGATGAGGCTTCTCTCAGAGAACAGATACGAAAAGAGTTAAAGGAGGAACAAGCAGCAGCTAGCAGAAAGAAGGCAAGTTCTGTTAGTAAAAGGAAAGTATCTTCACCACCTAAAAGTAAGGTAGTTAACCCTATTGACCTTGATGGTGATGAATTTGACAAACATATGGAATTTTTAATTTCTGGTGGTAGGGGTTAGACTACTCTAACTTTTACTTGGTATATACATTTTAAATAAGGAAAACTAATATGGCAACAGCTAAAGACCTCTTTAATGGAGGAAAATTTAACTCTACAGGTATTGACCAACAATATAATGATTTATTTTGGTCTAAAGGTGCAAAACGTGAAGCTATGCGTAAGCGTACATTTACACAACTTGGAGATAGATACACACAACCTAAACACTACGGTGATGAGATTGTTAAAGAAAGACAACTACCTATTTGGCATGAATTGAACAGACTTGATGGTGGTATTGATGCTACTACAGCTGTTTTAGTATTGAATACATTTTATGCTTATGATGCTGCTGGTGTATTAATTGGTACATTTAATGCTAAAGATTATGCTACTATTGCTGGAGCAACTGCTACAGAGGCTGAACTTAGAGCTGGTGCTGCATTAGCAGAAGCTGCTGCTAAAACTGCTGCTGGTACAGGTGGTAAGGTACAAAATGGTGCTGGTTCATTATATATGGGTGACTCTGATATTTCTGTCATTGCAGGTACTTTCCCTACACTTACTGAAGAGGGTGGTAATGTTAATGCTGTTAACACTAAATCAATTACTGTTCGTGGTAGAGTAACTGAATTTGGGCACCACTTAAAGTTTACACAACGTTCAATTGATATGGACTCTCGTAAAAGTGTTCTTGCACAGAAATCTAAGGCTCTTGGTGAACTTAAGGGTGATATTTATGAGAAACAAATTGAGCTTGACTTAATCTCTGCTTCTGAGTTAAATAGAACTTTTGGTGGGGCACACTTATCTATGTCTACTTTAGACCAAACTGGTGAGCTTACTTACGAAGACCTTAGAGCTATGGAGCAAGAGCTTAAGAGATTGAGAGTACCTCGTGATACTAAGATTATTACTGGTACAAACAAGATTGGTACTACCCCTGTACCTAAAGCATTCTATGTGTTTGTTCCTGAAGAGCTTACTCCTAGTCTTGAAGATATGACTGACGCTTCTGGAAATAGAGTATGGGAAGATGTATCTCTTTACTCTGCTGGTGGTCCGACTGCTGAAGATGAGATTGGTAGAATCGGTAGATTTAGATTTATTGAAGTAAATAGTATGCTTCGTTATAAGGCTGCTGGAGCTGTTGATACTGGTGTTGGTACTGGTAATGTTGCTGGTTACCATGCTTCTGTTCCTGCTGGTGGTGGTGCTGAACAGTTTGATGTTTTCCCTGTTTTATTTGTAGGGTCTGATTCATTTGCTACAGTTGGTTTTGAAGGTGACTCTTCTAGGATTAAAACTGCTATGCCTAAAGCTGATGCTCATAACGATCCATTTGGTAAGAATGGTTCAATGAGTATTTCTTGGTACTATGGTTCTTTGATCTATAGACCTGAGAGAATTATGCAAATTGCTGTAACAGCTAAAATGGCTTAGAGTAATACCTACCTGAAATGGTAGGTACTGTAAAAATATAATTTAAAGGAATTAAGTGAGTAAAATATATGAAGATATGACTAATCAAGAACTCTCTGAGCTTGCTTCAACATATGGTTTAGATGTCCCTAGTAAAGGTTCTAAACCTACAAAAAGTGAGTTGTTAGAAGTATTAAATGCTTACAAAGCTAAACAAGAATCCCCTAATAAACGTAAACCTCAAACAAGAGCTCAACTAGTTAAACTAGATGCTATGCGCAAAGAGAGAGTTAGTGTTAGAGATATGAGAGAGACTCAAACTAAAGATGAGCTACACCCTATCGGTTGGGGAAATAAGTTAATTGGTAGACATACAGATATGGTTGATTTAAGTGGTGAACCCCAATACATCAGACGTGGTGCTATTCTTAACCTACAAGATGCATATACTGTTATTCACACACCTAAACCTGGTGGTGGTGTAAGCTCTCAGAGAGTTAAGAGATTTGTTGTAGTTCCAGTCGAACCATTAAGTAAGAAAGAACTAGATGCTCTAGCTAATGTACAAAAAATGCGTAATAGTAAGCAAGCATAACTATTATAGAGATTTCTAAGGAAATCTTTGTTAATAATTATAAAGGATTATAATGGCTATATCTATAGTAGATGATGTAACATGGGCTGGTTTAGTTGGTGATGCTACTTTAACTAATGGGGGTAGAATTGGTGATTTACTTACTATTGGTTTTGCTCATGTTGTCAGGGAACAGAGTAATGGCAGGTTAACACAAGCTGAAGCTGGTAAGATTTATACATCTCTTATCCCTCAGGCTTTTAATACTGCCTTAGCTTATGTTAATGATAGAGACAAGCTTGAGTTAGAGAGAATTATGACCCATGTTAGGGTTGAGAAAGAGTATGGGTATGATGTATCTATAAATGCAACCGATGGTAGCCTAGTCCTTGGTTTAAATAATAATAACGGTAAAGTTGATTATGAGAAAGACGACATTCTCCAAACTACTTCTGTTAAGGTTGCACAAGAAGCTGAAGTATACGCAGGTACTGTAAGAAATGATTCTAAACAAGCAGATAATGAACTAACTAGTGCTAAAGATAGAGATGTCAAAGAAAGAAGTATGTTAGTTGGTGAAGCTAAACAAGCAGATAATGAACTAACTAGTGCTAAGAGCAGGGAACAGACTGATAAACAGATTGAGGTCTTAGCTAGACAAATTGTAGGTTTTGATGATGATAAAAGACAGAGGGTCTTAACAACTTTACTTAACTTCTCTAGTATTGTTGGGCAAGATCATAAAGTACCTATACTACCTAATATTATTGCTACAGACCAAGGTGTTGATGAGTTGGTTAGATTGGCTATTAGAGATAACTCCGTACCTTATAACTCTACTCCTGTTGCTGCTAATATTACAGTGTATGAGATTGATGGTGGTGGTCTTGTAAAAGCTGGTACAGACTATACATTTAATATAGCCAATTCCTTCGATTTAGATAATAAGTTGGATTTTGCTAATTTTCGTTTTTTAAATTCTAGTGGCTCTCCTATAACCGATGGTTTTGGTAATTTTTTACAAGCTATTAAAGGTTTCGACTCCAATAATATCGTTAGCGGTGATTGGTCTTATAATAGTGTTACTAGATTAGTGACGTATACTAGTTCAACTAACTTACCACCACAAGCTATCTTATACTCTATTAGTGATAGTGCCTTTAAAGAGTCTTACGCAGCTCAGCTGTCATTTGATTTAATCACTAATAAACCTGTCTAGGTAAGTTTAAGTATGATTACTGTTTTACAAGATTCTTCGTTTGTATTAAATATTGACGTACCTAAAGGTACTTACCCCATCCTTAACTCAGGTGAGTTTGCTTTAGAGATTGTATTCCCAGATAGAACTAAAAAGTTGTTAGTTGACCAAGATGTTAATTTTTTTGTTGAGATTGCTAATACGGATTTAGTTGACGGCAAATTCTCTTTTCTGGTCAGTGGTGCATACACATCTACTATAGGTTTCCATCGTATTAACATCCTCAGCGACTCTGGTTCGTATGTATTAGATAGGACTAGTCGTAATTTTACCCATTTAGGTACTCTTCTTTATAAAGTCATATTTCTTGATACTAACGGTTCAGTTAGGGTTTAATTGTGGGTCTTTTTAGTGGTAGTACTAAAACCTTTTCTTCTATAGCTACGTTTACTCTTCTTGAAAAAAACATATATGACAAGCAGTCAAGAAAATCTAGTTTGTACTCATCTAATGGTGATATGGGTCTGTATATACAAACCTATACATCCCAAAGAAGGAACTACAGAAAACATTATTCTAAAAAGAAGCTTGATAGATTAGGGTTTTCTCCTAGTTCTGATGGTGTAGCTAAAGTACTCAATACTACTTTAGCTCTTGACTTTATTGTTTCTTCTGATAACACTGCTACAACATTTATTAGTTATTCTTTTGATGTTGACTATTACCTATTTACTTATTTAGATAAGGTTGGTGCCACCAAAACTTTGACTGGTAATATTAATGCCTTACCTAACTCTTTGTTCACTATAAGTAATTTACCTTTTTCTGCTATTGTACCTCTTAAAGAGGACAATGTAATAAAAGAGAAAGGCACTAATCTTAAAAGAATGCTTAAATTACTTGGTTTAGAGTATGGTAGCTTACTTACTACTTTGAATAATGGAGATATTGATAATGCTTACTTGACATATGCTGTTCCTTTGAATACTACCAACCAACCTTCTTTAAAATTACTTTATCATATTTTTAGCACTATAGTTCTTGATGCTGATGGTTTAGATATTAGCTTTGGTAACATATCTTGGAAGTACTTGTTCAATGTGAGTAAAGCTACTATTACAGGTTCTATCGGTACTGTAGGTACATATGCTTCTGAATTAGTAACAGGTACACCTACCACCACTGGGTTAATTGTATCTTCACCTATGTCTCTTAAGTTAAAATACCAAGTAACTGCTACAACTGTTGAGATTTTAACTATTAGTGATTACAGTTTATCTATTACTGTAGGTAGTCAGACTAATAACTATGACTTAACTACTGTGCCAGACTCAAATAATGGTGGTAGTTACAATAATAGATTCCTTATACCTTTAGATTATTTACAATCTTTAAGATATAAGGAATTTATTGTTGTACATGAAGAATCTTTAGTTATGGTTGCCTTTTCTGTTACTTCAGCAAAAGTTGCTTGGTATCAAAGTGGTTGGTTTAGTTTTTTAATATATGTAGCAGCTATAGCTCTACAAGTGGCTACAGGTGTACCTGTTATTAGTGCAGTGGTTTCTACGTTGACTTCTGTTGTTATATCTGAGGTAACCACGTATGTTGGTAATTCTTTAGGTCTTTCTGATTGGATGGTTAGTCTTTTAACAGTAGCCTCTTCTGTTACTTCTGGTAATTATACTAAGTTATTAGATGATCCCCACATGTACTACAAAATGTTAGATTTAGGTTCTAAATTAACTAATGTTTATACACAGTATAAAATGGAGGAGTTAGCTAATGATAAAAAATCATTTGATATAGACTTAGCTGAGTACCAAAAAAAGTTAGCTGCTTTACAAGAGGAATGGACAAATACTACTGGTGTAGGCTACTATCCTAAAATGGATATAGATTTAGATTATGCTAATAAACCTTTACCTAACAGTGGAAGTGCTAGACAGATGGTGTATAATATGGTTGGCTCTAAGTTTGATGAAATTCCTAGGTTATATAATATATCTGATGTATATAAGCAGAAAACCTCAATACACAGTGGAATATGATATAATACAGAAATAATAATATAAGGAATTTAATATGGGTGGAAATATCAATGTACCAGCTTCAAGTAATGTTGTTGGCATACCTACAAATGATGTAAGTGGTTTAGGTTCTAGTAGTACAAGTAGTTGGCTGGACCCATTAAGTAACATTTTTGGTAATAAGAATATTATTGGTGGTCAAGAGCATGGTACAACATACCTAGATCCTACTACTGGTCAATTAATGATAAGTGCTTTTGGTCCAGATAAGTTAGCTCCTCAATCAGCTTATAAACCTTGGAACGCTAATCCAGCAAACGCTAATAGCAAAGTTACATTCGATCCTTATGCTAAACAACCTGTCTTAGGTGGTTATGGGGATATGCTTCAATTAGGACTAGCTGGTCTTGGTGAGTGGACTAATTATGGTATGTATCAAGAAGCTAAGAGGAATAATGCTTTTAACAAAGATCTAAAATCCTATCAGGTAAATGCAAGTACACAAGCTTATAATGATAACATTGATAGTTATAATAAAAAACAAGGTTCATTAGCTGCTAAAAAGGCTATGTACTCTGCTCCAGGTACTGTACCTAAATATAAAAAACGTGCTAAATTGGAGGCATTTAATGCCTAATTATGGTAATGGTCTATCCCAAGCGTTACAGGGAGTAATTGGAGTTGGTGGTGTACCTGTAGGGAATAGTTATAAGGGTAGCTCTAGCTTCTCAAATTATTTTAGTGCAATAGATAAAGCTCAGGCTCGTAAAGACGAGGCAATAGCTCGTAAACAAGCTGCTGATACTTTAGCTGCTAGAGATAGGGAATCTAAAAGACGTTATGATGAGAAGTTGATTAGACAAGACGATATTGTAGCTGCTAATGCTTCAGTTGGCGATTTAAATATAGCTCGTAATGTTACTGAGGCAGTTCCTCAACCAGCTATATATGCTTTAGATGATGCTATTGCCAAAGCTAAAGCTAATGGTACTCCTATGAAGTTAGGTGGGGGATTAACCAGTATATCTAAAGATGTTACTACACCAGAACAATCTGAGTTTTTAGCTATGTATAATGGTATTAAAGGCTCTACTACTATGTCAGATGCTGAAAAGAGAGTAGCATTGAGAGAGGTAGGGGCTATACAGCAAGCTAGATTAGAGCAAGGTACTGATAACCCTACTAGTATAAAACCTTTAAAAGATGCTAGTAAACTTAGATGGCTAGATCATTATACTAATACTTTAGGTAATTCTGCTAATGAGAGTATTGTCAAGGCAGTAGGTGGTATTAAGAATTTCTTGGGTATTTCGTCTCCTGATGAAAGTGATACTAGACTTATCGCAATGGAGAAAGCTTCTAGTGATTACCAAAACAGTATAAAAGATAGTAACTTAACTCCTTTAGAACAAGTAGATAAAATGGCTAAGGATGAACAGTTTAGATTAACTAATGCAAATAAAACTAGACTTAAAGTTACCGAGGACATTAAAGCTAAGAGTATTAAAGATGTTAATTCTGACCCTGGAATTATTAAGACTAAAGCTTTAATTGAAAAGATTGTAGCTAATTCCTCTAAAACTACTAAAAAAGAACGCAGAATAACTCCTGATGAATTTAGGAAATCTATCAGTGATGCTAGAAAAGAATTTAAAGCTAGTTTATCAGATAAGCTTACTGCTAGACAGAAAAACCTCAGGATTGCTAAGTTTAACGAAGTTGCTAGTGCAGAGCAGAAAGCGTTTAATCTTGAACAATCTAATATTGATAAGTATAAAAGAGAAGTAGCTAAGCTAGTATCTGAACAGAAATTTAAGATATATGAAGATGACTTTAATAATGTTGCTAAGACAAAGCTAGCAGTACTAAACAATATTGCTAAGAAGGCTATACAAGATAGCAAAAACAAGTTAAAAAAGAAGGTGGATGCTTCCACTATTATTAAAAATAAGGCTCAGGCTAAAAAGTTCAATAGGGGTGATTAATGGGTGATAACTATGGGTTCAAGGATTGGGGTTCAGAGCCTCTTCCTATAGATACTACTGACTACGAAGCAGAAGCTAAAGCTGAGAGAGATAGAGAACTAAGACGTAAAGAAGCTGAACGTACTGGTGAATTACTATATGAAGCTGATGGTACTTTAATACACGATAGTAATGCTATGATTAGAGCTAAAGAAGTTGTGAATGCTGCCAGCAGAGGTGCTGATTGGCTATTAGAAGCTTCTACTAATATTGCTGATTTTGGTCAAGGAAAGTGGTTAGATAATGCTCAGTTCGATGCTGAGAATAATGGTAAGCGATATTCCATGTCCAATAAAGACTTTATCAGTGCTAGAAACACTTCTACTAAAGACCTTATAAAACAATATAAAGATGCTGTTAATGACCCTAATGCTGGTGGTACTGTCTATACTTTAAAGAAGTTTGATGGTTATAATGAGGATGGTACAGAGAAGTTTCTTTATAAATATGGTTTTGCTAAAGTTGGAGCTGACCAAAGATATAACTTTGGTGGTACCCCTCAAGATATACAAGACGGTTACGAGATTGTTGAAGAAAAGCGATTTACAGGAGCTGAAGATTGGGAGAAGACTTGGAATGCTAATCAAGATGTACTAAATGCTAGAGCTATAGATTATGGGGGTACACCTGAGGGTGTATCAAGAGATAAGGCTTCTGGTGTTAATTTTGGTGATGGTTATACTGAACTACTCACTAAAGACTTACTAGGTAATGATGTAGGTAAAACTCAAGAAGACTATGACAGGAATAGAGAATATAGTAAAAGACTTACTGCTGCTGCTAATGCTAGGTATAAAGCTGGTTTATCTGATAGTGTTGTTGATGCTTTTCAATCTGGTGCTGCAAGTCTAATAGTTGACACTGCTGATTTTGTTCTTGATGTATTTACTCCTGGCGATAATACTATGCTTAATGATATCAAGAAGAAAGAAAATATAGATAAGTGGGTTGGTTATGATAGAACTAAATCTACTCAAGTACTAACTGATGCAGCAACTAATTGGAAGAATGGTAACTACTTTGATGCTATAACTGGTGTATTAACTGATCCTAATACTATGGCTGAGTCTTTACCTATGATGATCGGTATGTCCGTAGGTACTGGTAAGTTTACTGCTGCATCTAAGTTACTTAGTGCTGTTGAGAGAGCTAAAAAAACTGGTACTTCAGTTGAGCATATTGCTAAGTTGGAGAATAGAGCTAGAAAGCTTATGACAGCTAAAGAGATTGGCAGATACGAAAAGTACCAAAATAGTAGTGCTTTACTTAAGACTTTAGATCACTTCTCTCGCAAATCTGGTTATTATACTACTGTTGGCACTATGACTAATAATGTATTAGATGACAGAATAGCTGCTAAGTTAAAAGCTGGTGAAGACCCTAAGGTAGATATGTTTGAAGTTGCTAGTGTTTATGCTACTCAGTTAATACTTCTTTCTATTGATAAGATGTCATTCTCTAAAGCTACAGGTATTGGTGAGGGAGCTGGTGCTCTTAAGAAAGCTTTTAAAAGTTTAACTAAAGCAGAACAAAAACCTATTATATCTAAGTTGGTTAATAAGGCTACATCTATTGCTGAAGCTGGTGCTACTGAAGGTGTTCAAGAGTATATTCAGACTTGGGGTGAAATCTTAGGTGCTAACTTAGGTGTAGGTAATAAAACTATGTCCGATGTACTTGGTAATGAAGCTAACCAGAAAGAAGCTCTTATGGGAGGTTTAGGTGGTATTGGTGCAGGAGCTCAGACTAGAGCTGTTACTGATATTCCTAGTACTGTTAAAGATGTTAATCAAGCTATTGCTGATAAAACTTATACTACTTTATCTAATAATGACTTAGAGTTCTCTTCTCATAATAATGATCTCCAAATTGCCGATTTAAAGGCTTTAAACGATGAAGCTATGGATCGTATCAAAACTCTTAATAAAGAGGTTAAATTAGCTCCTGACCCTACTAAAACAGAAGAGATACAAAAGTTAATTGCTAGTCGTAAAACTAATCTTGAGTCTATTAGGCAAATGGAGCTTACTCAAGAAAAAACTAAAGTTAAAAGTAAAGTTAATTCTGATGAGGAAGTAGATCTTGGTACTGATAAAGTTAAAGGTATAGCTGATACTACTAATGTACCTATACTCAAAGATATCTCTCAAGGTATGAATAACAAAAAAGTACTTAAAGAGTTTGAGAAGTACTCTACTGAGAAGTTGAGAAATGCAGTTACTAAGTTAAAATCTAAAGAACCTAGTGAAACTACTACAAAGACTTTAGCTATGTTAAACAAGGTTATCACTAGTAGAGAGAAAGGTGAATCTAAAGTATTTACTAAGAATTCTGTTGTCAATGATATATCTAAACTTGACTCTCTTACTGGTAAAGATAAGATTACAAAATTAAGTAGTATTCTATCAAATAATACAAAATTACCAGACCAAGAGACATTTGACAAGTTAAAGTCAATTATTAATGATGTTGATAACGTACAGTTAACTGATAAAGCTAGAACTATGTACAATAAAAGATTAGATACTATTAAAAGTTTAGGTTTTGGTGTAGATGATGTTGTTGAACCTGAACTTAAAGAAGAGCCTACTGAGTCTGAGATTAAAGATCCTACTCAGTACTCTGACGATGAGGTCATTAATCCTACTGTAAAAATCGTTAAAGATATTATTAAATCTTCAGCTGGTAGAGAGAAGACTGATCAGGAGAGGCAAATAATTTCTAACTCTATGATTAAGGGTAAAGACCAAACTGAGAGTGTTCACGATATTGCTAATAGTGAACTTCGAGATGAGATTAAAGAATCTGAGGTGGTTGTAGATACGCATCTTAATGAGGGTGCTATAACTAGCTTAAATAAGAAACTTAAAGAGTTGGAAGCTAAACCTAAAAGTGACTCTTTAGATTCTGAGATTAAAAAAGTTAAAGATCAGATTAGTGCTGAAGAGAGCAATACTATAAAGTACAGCAGTAATAACCTCAATAATCCTAGTGTAGAGTTGGTTAAAGCTATTCTTAGACGTAAAGCTGAAGGTAATACACTAACACAAAACCAAGAGTTTGTATTAGCTTCTGCTAGCAAGTCTGGTAACCTTAAAAAAGCTAAAGACCAGTTGTTAAAGTCTAACAGTAAAGCAGCTAAAGCGTATGTTAAGGGTTTACAGGGTATTGTAAGACATAGTGAAGCTAGCTCAGATGAAGATGTTTCTACTATAATACGTGACACATTACTAGATACTTTATCTTCTACTAACGAAGATTTAACAAAGAAGTCTACAGAAGAGTTAGTTATATTATTAGGAGAAGGTTGTTAATATGTCTTGTAAAATCAAAGAATTCAGAGAAAAGATAAATATTAAGATTAATGGGTTGTCTGCTAAAGAACAGACTAAGTACACCTCTCTCTTAGGTAAGTTGGAAGCATTAACTAACCCTAAAGAAGAAAAAGGACAAACTAAATTAGAAGAGATTGTTAATCTATCCGAAAAAGACTTTAATAAAAAATACCCTAACATTAATATTAGTAGTGGATACACTGTAAAATCTAGCTCTAAAGTTACTAAATCTAAGCCTACTATAAGAGCTTCATTAGCAGCTAAACTTAAATCAGGTCACACTATCTCTACTAAGTCTTTAGCTACACTATCACAAGAAGATCAGTACGATACTTTAACTGAAGCTCTTTCTACTTTTAGTACCAATAAGATAACTAATGTTAACCTATCTAACTCTATCCGTAATAGTACTTTACCTGATAGAGTAAGGGATGTACTACTTCATGACTTAGCTAGTAAACCTACTGAACTTGGAGCTATTAAGAGTGGTGAGAATATTATCATAGAAGACTCTACTCAAGACTATAACTACAAAGATGATACAGGTGAAAAGATTAATAGAGGTAAATCTCATTTAAAAAAGATTGATCAGTCTAGTAAAAAGGTGAGTGAGTACGTCACTGAGATTGTTACAGATGAAAACTTTATCAGTGCTTTTTTAAGTGGTGCTATACCAAAAGACTATGACAACAACAAAGTACGTAATGAACAAGATAGACCTTGGCATCTTACAGGCAAGGATAAGGCTGTTAGAACTGATTTTATGGATTCTATAAAGATGGCAGTAAAAAATGATAAACTTCCTATGTTCCCATCTAGTGATCCTCTATCTGTATCTAAAGCTACTAGATATGCTACATTAGCTCTTGGTGGTATCATTGAAAGTATGAGTTCTAATATAGATAGAACTAAAGACTCTGACATTGATGGGGCTGATTTGATTAGACACTACGCTACTAGACAAGATACTACTAAGGAGGTTGGTAGAAAGATTGTTCATAGTTATGGTAAGAACATTGTACCTAATACTGAAAAAGGAAGTACTAAAGCTGATGTATCTAATTACTATATTAAACAAGGTGAAGTTGGACTAGATGTTTTAGATAAAATAGGTTATTTAGACACCGACTACAACCCAGAAGCTGGTGGTACTATATCTCACTTTGCTGTTGCAGATAGATTGGATATTGCTGGGCAACCTGTCCCTAAGGATATAGAGTTAGATAAAGACTCTATTCTTTTGTTAAAAGGTGTTTCTGATAAATTAGAACCTGATGCCCTAGTTAAAGATTCTTCTATTTTCTTTAAAACTAAATTTGATACAATGTTAAAACCTATACTTAAAGCTCTAAATCCAGCTAGTAGGAAAGATCCATCATCTAGTAGGGTTAAAAAAGGTATTTTTAGTGATACGAATGAGCTTAGTGATACACAGCATAAGGTTATTAAAGATATCCAAGATATACCTTCAGAGATAGATAATGACTTCTACCAACTACTTAAAAAGGTTGTTGATGTTTCTGGTACTAATAGTGTTTCTCAATTACCTAAAGAACTTGACTGGGTTCGTAACTTATTTGGTCTTAACATAAAAGAAAGTGGTATGACTTTCCTAGAAGCTTCTGAGAAAGGTGTTATTATAGGTAGACAAGCTAATGCTGATGCTTTACTAAATCATATAAGAACTTTAGAAGCTGACAATACTTTAAGCCCTTTTGAGAAAAGACAACAATTCTTTACTTGGTTCTCTGCTAGAAATAACAGGATTCACGTCGATAACAACACTCTTAATCCTCAAGCAGATAAGATAGTCTCTAGGTTTATTTTAGGCTCTGTCTATACCACTTCTACTAAAAAAGAGAATATGGTCTTATTAAATGCTTTATCTGAAACTTTAACAAACAAAGGAGATGACTTTACAATTGACTATGAGGATATTCTATCTCCTAATAACACTAAAGAGTCTGTCATTTTAGAGGAACTTCTTAGTCGTTATAGTCGAGGTGGGTTACAAGCTTTACTTGAACCTGGTGTTTACGATGTGGAGAAATATGCTAGTATTCTTAAGAATGGTGACAGTATTGCTGAGATTATGACTGCATTGCAAGGTGTAATTGATGTTAGAGTAGCTGTCCTTAAGGCACAAAAAGCTAATCCTGGTAAAGACATACATTGGCAAGATCTTAAAGTTAAGAGTAACTTTGCTCCTGAATTTGATGCTGCTGCTTCTGGTATTGTAAATAAAAATGTTAACTTCCAAGGTTTTATAGGTTCTAAAAAGGTGTCTAAGGAAGACCAACAAAAAGCTGCTGATGCAGGTAAAAAGGTTTATGAGACTTCAGATGATTTTGATAGACCTGATAGAATGTCTGAGAAATTAGATAAGTTAGTGTTTGGTAAAGAGGATGCTTATATTGCTCTTGTTACAGAAGTTATGAAAATCATAGATGATAGGAAAAACTCTGACCATTTGACACCAGAGGAAGAGAAAAAGAATTTAGCCTCTGCTATGATTTTGCAGTTTATAGCCAAGTCCACTACTGAGTTTGATATTACTAAGCCTGAGCATAAAGCAGCTATTAGAAATACTGCTAAGTATCCAGTTATGACTAACTCTTATGGACAACTACTTGCTGCATTAAAGAAAGGTCTTGGTGAAGAGTTAGGTAAAGAACTACTCACAGCTTACCTGAAAGGTAAACCTGGTGAAGTTGATTATGATAATGCTGTATCTGTTTTTAAGGCTTTAGATATTGACTTAGATTCTTTAGGTAATAATTTTAAATCTGCTAAAGCAGTTAGTCTTAAAGTTGGTGAGAACTTTGGCACTATCTTTGGTGATGGACTTAAAATACTCAATGCTGATTTAGATGCTGCTCAAAAAGTAGTTGACTCAGCTTATCGCTCTTTAGAGAAAGGTAGAAGTTTTTTAAGAGATGCTGGTGTTGATCACATAATATCCCTTAGAAACCCATTTGATGTTACTCTAAAAGCTACTAGAGAGGTTGACGAAGAGATAGATCCAGATACTAATTTTAGTATTGAAAAACTTAAGTTAATGGAACAGGAGATAGTCGGTGTAGCTAATAAAGCTGGTGTTGTACCTACTCAACTTATGACTAACCCTAACAAAACTTCTGGTGGTGTTGTTCCTTTACACGCTATAGATAGTGCTATCTTACTTATATCATATATGAGAACTTATAAGCATTTTAGAGATGCTGGACAATTTAAAGGTTTGAATAGTTTGGCTATTCATGATGCTATCAAGTCTAATCCTAAGATGTTAATAGAGTTCCAGAAACACTACCATGAAGCTACTTTAGATGTTGGTTTACACTACGATATTATTAGTGAAATGAAGATTGAACTTCAGTATACAATAGATAAGATTAAAGAGTTAGGTGGAGATGTTTCTACAGAGAGTACTTTAAACAAATCCCTAGAGGTACTAGGCTATAATGAAGGACTTAGGTTAGACTATAAAAAGAATAAGATTGAAGAACTCAGAAACAACCCTAACTTCCATATATTTGGATCTAAAGTTAGAGAGGCTGACTTCCCTACTAAACCTATTGATGTTACTAACTATGGTCATTACACTGAGAGAGAGTTTGGTATTCTCTCTTCATATGATAAAAGAATGCAAGATAAAGCTTATGAGCTATCTAAAGCCCAGAAAGACCAAAATAAACCTAAGTTTACTCCTAAAGTTAAAGTTGCACATCCTAGTAAAAGATTTGAAAAGTCTGAAGAACACTATCAAGATCTAAAGTCTTTAGTTTCTAGTGGTAAACCTTTTGTAGTTTTATCTACTAGAACTAGTAATGATAGACAAATTGGTAATAAAGAGGTTATAACTATTGGAGCTTCTATTAGACAAGGTACTAAAGAGATTAGTAAGAAGAGTTTAGTTTTACTTCCATCTGATGAAATAGCCTATGAAAGATCTAACCCTGAGATTAGTTATGATAGGTTAGCTAAATCTAAATCTCTCAAAGGTGAATTAGAGTACTCATATAAGGATTCTGACGGTAAAGAGGTCAAAGGGTATACTAGACATCAAGACAACTCTTCTAAGGCTTTAGATAGCTTTATGAGTGAGTTAAACACTGAAGTCAAATCACTTGATAGTAGTGTAGATAATGTTACTTTAGTTGGTCATGATATTCTTAATAAAGATAGTAAGGTATTTGCCAATACATCTAAAGAATTTGCTAAACAAAATTTTAAATTAGTAGACACTTTACAAGCATTTAACACTTACAACAAAATAACTAAAAAAGATAAGAACTATAACCCACAAAATCCTAATACATTATCTCAAAGTACAATGGGTAAAGAGTTTGGTTCAACCTCAGCTGATGGTATAGATAATCTCATCACTATTGTAAATAACTTTGGTGGTATAGTTAAAGAGAAAACTAACTCTTTCATCTATGATTTCCAAAAGGCTGTTGGTGTTGAAGATAAAGCTTCTGAGCTAGGTATTTTACTTGATAGCTTAGAGGATCAAGACCCTGAGAGTAAGACCTATATAGATAATATAAAGTATGCTTTGGGTACTAAAAATGGTTTAGCTCCTCATCGTAAAGAGTTTAAATATAATATGAAAGACGATCAGATATTTATCAAAGATGATATTACCTTTGATGATACTAAGAGTTTTTTAAAGTATATTGATCATGAGATTCAACATAGTGTTACAGCTTCTTATATACATAAATCTTATCGAGGGTTACTTAAAGAAGGTACTAGTCAATCTTTTAAAGTACTGCAAAATATGTACAGTAGATTATATAACAATATAACCCTTAAAGATGGTGATAAGCCTGAGAGTGATTTTTTAGCTAATGCACCAAAACTACCAGGTAATGATATACTAGGTCAATCTGTTAGAGATAGGTTATTGTATATTAAAGATTTTGGTGACCAAGGTGAGAAAGATATAGCCATGTCTGAGTTTGTAGCTATTTATAGAAGTAATCAAGAATTTAGAAACTATCTTGGTACTAGTCTTATCTTTAAAGAGAAGAAGACAGGAACTTTTATGAAAGCCATTAAAGACATTATTAATAAGGCTTATAAAATATTTACTGACTTAGAGCTACAAAATATTACTGTTGGTGTATTTAATACAGCTTTAGATAATCTAGTTATTGAGAGTAATGTTAAAGTTAAACCTACTGAAAAAAAGAAAGCTAAAGAGAATAAATCTAAACCTACTGAATCTAAGCCTAAAGAAGATACACTTACACCCAAGGATAGAATTATAATTAAAGAGTCCGTCATACAAGGTGTTAAAAATTTAGAATTTAAGGCTAGTTCAAGTACTGACTCTAAAGAAGCATTAGATATAATTAATGATATATTATCTGACCTCTCTGATAGTTCAGATATAAAGATCCAAGCTAATGACATAACTAAGGAGTGTTGATTAAATGGCATGTAAGATAAAAACTTTAGAGGATATGATTCGTGAAAAGGTTGACTCTTTACGTAGTTCTAAACCTTCTAAAAAAAATGAAGCTGTTATTGCTGAATTAAATGGATTTTTAGGAGGTTTGCGTACACCTACTAAGCCTCAAGTTGGTCCTAGAGTACCTACTCTTAAAGAAAGAGCTGCTATAGCTAGACTTGAAACACAGAGAGTAGCTAAAGAGAAGGAATTAGCTTTAGCCCAAGAGAAAGCAGCTGTGGCTTTAAAAGAACAACAACTAGCTAAAGAACTAGAAGCTAAATTAGCTAGAGAACAGAAAGTTATAGAAGAGAGTAAAAAAGCTAAAGAAGAAGAGGTGCGTAAAGCTGAAGAGGAAGCCTCTAAACTAAAAGAAGAGATTAAAAGTAGTCAAGCAAAAGCTAGAGCTGCTAAGTTATCTTCAGATAAAGCTATGAGAGAGAGAGATGCTAAAGAAGCTAGAGCCAATAATCTTCTTAGAAGAGAAAAGCTATTAAATGAAAAGAATAAGGCAATAGCAGCTCAAAAAGAAGTTGACATACTAACTAAAAAAGCTAAGGTTGTGGAAGCTAAGGTTGTTAGACAAGCTAAAGTTACATCTCTAAAAACTAAAGCTGTTAATGCTATTCAAGCTATTATCTCTAAAATTAAAGAGATTATACGTAGTCTTATCAGCAAAATTAATGGTTTAAAGTTTAAACCTAAAAAACAAAAAACTTTTGAAGAGAGTTTACCTGAGTACTACACTAAGCTATTTGATACTATTGATAAAAAACAAAACATAGTACTAGATATGGATATAAACTTTGCTAAAAAAGTTATCTATGATGAGATGGTTAAAGGTCAAATGGTTAAAGGTACTGCTTACAAGAATAAGATACATTTACCTGATTTTGAAGCACTTAAAGCAGACAAAGGTGAGCTTAAATCCTTTATAAAGACAATTATGGGAGATAAACCTAGTTCTTTGATAACACCTGAGACTATTACTACTCTAATAGACCAACATATTGAAGCTGAGAAGAAGCACAGTGTTAAACTGCATGAAGCTATACACGTAGCAACTGTCCAATTTATGAAAGCTAATCCTAATGACCCAAAAACAGTAGCTATCGAGAGCTTATTTAAAAAGATGCAGATTGAATCTGAAAAAGATGGTAGTATACTGAATTCAGCTAATAATGCATACTGGAAGACCAATGTTTTTGAGTTTATTGCTGAAGCTCTTAGTCACGAGGTTCTAATTAAAGAAATGAATAAAATTATGGTAGGTAAAGAAAGTTTACTGCATAGGCTTATTAATGTCTTTAGAAGAATTTTAGGTATCACTAATAATAGTGCTACAGATGTTCTGTTGAATACTGTTCTTAAAATGAATGATTTTAAATCTCCGAATAATAACTATACTGAAGACTATTTAAAAGTACCTAAAGGCTCTGTTATGGAAATGAATAGGGTTGATGAGTACTTAGGTATGGTTAATTCTAATAAAGGTCATGGTACTAATATTTCCGATATAATAGAGAATATTAAATTCTTTGGTGGCCAAGACCAATTTCTCATTAAGGTTGGTAAGACTGAGGGTGAGTTTATGAATTATGTTAGAGCTAAGTTTGGTGGCAAACCTTTAGCTGATTCAGAAGTTGCAATTGATTCTAAAACTAGGGTTGAATTGGCTAAGATACCTAACACTTTACCTTTAATGTACTCTAATGATACCTCTAAGACTACTAAAAAAGGTTTGTACATCAATGTGAAAGAACCTATATCTCCTACTGAAACTTACCTAAATGAGTATTTAAAAGATGTTAAACCTACTGATAGTTTCTTAAATGGGTTAACTCCTAAAGAGCTTTTAGATGGTGTTAAAGGAGTTGTAGATACTTCTTTAGTAAATTCTACTAGAGTTAGTATCATTCAGTATAATAACATTAAGGATACTGTTATAAGTACTGTTGCAGAGAGATTTCTTGATGGTAAAGCATTAACTGATGATATTGTTGAAGATATATCTAATTCTGAGAGTAAGCGTAAAGATGTTACTGTAACCAGAGATAAAGACGGTAACGTCATTAAATTAGATAACTCTAATACAGAGATTAAAAATAAGAATACTAAGAGTACTACAGAAACTACAGAGGATAATACCAGTATAGATACTTCTGAGAATAATAAAAGTAACACTAAAGAAGTTAGTAGGGCTACTTCTAATACTGAAAACTCTAATGTAGAGACTAATGAGATTATTAACAGTAACAGTAATTCTGATAGTACCTCGAGAGGCAATTCGTCTACTACTGAGTATGATATAGATGAGACACACACTATTAAAAATTCTAAGGTTGTTACTAATAAGACTGTAAATCAAAGTGGTACTAATACTTCTGAAGATGGTGGAGGTAATATCACACATAAATCAGGTACTATAAAAAGGCATTATATTTTAGAGAATTCTTTACAAATTAACACTTTAATTACTAATGGTTCTATTACTCAAGAACAAAGATCTTCTAGTAAACCTATACTAGATAATCTCCTTAGTACAGATACTACAACTAAATCAGAAACTTTTGAGTATAAAGGTACTAATATAGATATTAGTAGTTCTGATGGAGTGAATTACAGTTTTATGATTTATCAAGAAGGTAAAGATTCTTTGCTTGTAGACTTAAAAGAGGGTATTTTAACTAAACTCTTTACTCCTATTACTAATGAGATATTTCAAGATTTTGAAACAGCTATGAATAAGTTAGGTATTAGTTATTTTGATTTCGATTCTGAGTTTTCTATCGAGAGTAACCAAAGTAAGTATGATAAAAAGAAGTATGATGAAGCTATGGTTGAGTACAATAAAAGTACTTTTAATGGTGTTGAAATGGCTAAAGATGATGTTTTAAGTAATGTGAAATCAGAACTAAAGAAAGTAAATTCTGCTGTTAATATTGAGTTTGTTGTTGATGGTACTAATTTTAAGTTTGATTCTTCGTACGGCCCTTCTGGAGGAATATATTTTGAAGCCACTGAACGTAGGAAACCTACTCTAGGTTCTAATTCTAAATTTTTACCAACCCTTCGTTACATCCTACAGTTTGCAGATGCTCGAAATAAGATAAATACAGATCCTGATAACATTCCCATAGTTAAGGCTTTTAGTGATCTTGGTATTGATGTAAACGCAACTTACAGAGCTTTTTTACCTTTCGCTAAATCTCAGTATGTGAACTATCATATGCGTAGGTATAAGGAGTCTTCTGTACCTCTTGCTAGTGCTTTAGGTTCTATATCCTCTGAATCTCCTAAGTTAAGCACCACTAAAATCTCAGGTGATGTGATGTATAGGGTGGAGGTATACCTCTCCAATGGTAAATTGCATACAGCTACCATTGCCGCTCCACTTCCTACAGTAGTGAAGTTAAATCCTCGTTACACTATAAATGAATTTATATCTCATGACCTAAATGGTGTTTTAGATAAGTATGATGTAGCCAAACTACCTAATGTGAATAAGGTACTTAAAGAATTTGGATCTTCTTATGACAAACTTATAAAAGACTATTCTGAGGCTATTAAAAAAGACCCTATAAAAGAGGAAGCTAGTTCCCTAGTTGTGCAGTCTACTATCAATACCTCCAATACAGAGAATATGGTGTATAATGCTGTAAAAGGATGTAACTAATGGCTTGTAAACCTATAGATAAGAAACAATTAAAAATAGATATGACTGCTCAGTTAAAACATGATAATCCTCACTTAACTGATGCAGAGCTTAGTAGAGAAGTAGAGATAATCTATGATAGGGCTATAAAGAAGCTTAATGAGCCTAAATCAGGCTTTAATGAAGCTCTTACACATAAGATATACGAAGGACAAAAACCTCCTTATATTGTCCCTGTAAATGGTTTATGGGATACTGTACAAGGTCTTACCACTTATGCTATCGGAGCTGGTATTATTAAACCTATTAAGTATGTTGCTGATACTATACCTTTTAAAGATACTGCCGACTATCTAGTTGTAAAACCTGCTAAATACATATTTAACTCTGATTGGGCACAAGACTATCATAAAAAAGGTATGTCTAACTCAGAAGGTATTTATCATAAAACAGTAGAAAACTTAAAGAATAGATCTACTCCTAGTGATTTTGTTAAGAGGGTAGCTTCTTATATGCAATTAACTGAAGGTGTAGATTACAAAGCTATGAGTGACCAACTATCTAAGTTAGGTGAAGCTGCTAGAGAAAGGAATGAAATAGATAGAACTATTTTAAATAAGGCTTTGAAGTCATTTAGAAAAGTAACTAAGGATTATACAACTAAGCAGAAGAAGCAATTATCTTCATTATTTAACTTCTCTCACATACACCTAGTATCTGACGATAGTATATCTACAATGTCTGATATTGATAGTAAAATAGACTCTTTAACAAAAGAACTTAATAGTACTATCCAAAATACTAAACTATTAGAGTATGGTATAGGTAAAAGTACTAAAGAATTAGCTAACTTTTATCACACTAGAAAGTTGGCTAATCTTGTTGATGAAGGTTGGAGTGAGAGAGATATTTATAGTACTTTAAGAGGTAAGTATTTAGAAACTTACATGACACTTGTAGCTTACCAACAATTAAAGTTAGGTGGTAAAGAACAATTAGCTACCTTAAATAAGTTTAAATCTGATGGTAAAGAAAGTGGTATTTATACTGAACTTAAGATACTATCTAGGTCTGCTTCAATGATAGGGAACGAGATTGATGTTGATATGAGAGGTAAATCAATGTTTAAGCTAGATAATAAGACTGGTAGAAGACTTCACTTTAAGAAGAACTACAAGTTTGAAACTGTAATGTCTAAAGCTGAGTTAGCTAAATTAGATCCTAAAGATAACTGGAAAGAGTTAAGACCGTATAAGTTAGGGCAGGTAGGTGTTTATGTTAAGGAGAGGGCTAGTTTTGGTCAAGAGTCTGGTATTGTGTCTAGTACAACTGTTCCTGATGATGGTATTCATATATCCCATGACACTTACTTAAAATATAAGTTTAATCTAAAAGACAATAACATAGAGAAGAGAATGTATGATAAAAAACCTAGGTATGTACTTAGATTAACTCAAGATATGTTAGACCAATTAGAAATAGATGATGAAGTTCCTAGTGCTATGTATCGTTCTTTTGCTCATAATGTAGAAATATCTGATAGTATGAGCACTATTAAACATATTATCAACCATCAAACTAGGAGGGCTTACCGACCTTCTGAATTAGCTAAAATAGAGTCTGATTTGAAGAAAGGTATTAGACCTATGTTTCTTAATTTTGATTTTAGTGCTGATTCTTTAGTAGATTTAAAAGATTACCCTTTGGTTAAGGAGAATTATACTTCTACAGCTAAAAGGAAAGATGGTACTGGTACAGGTATAACTAGTACACTAGAGCTACCAAGATATGCTACTATGGTACATAAAGATATTAGAGATCAAATGTTAGGTTACTCTAAAGATCCTATATTTAAAAATAGGAACAGGTACTTATTTAAGGCTGAACAACTCTTACGAGATGCTGTTACCATGTTTTCAGTACATGTTGCTATTGTTAACCCTATTAAGATAGGTATGGATATTGTATCAAATGCCAGTATTCTAGCTATTCATCAAGTACCTCTTAGGTCTATCAAGAAGTATAGTACAGAAGCTATCAAACTACATAAAGAGTTCTCTAAACTATCCCAAGAGAAGATTATCTTAAGTATTACTTTAAGAGGTCTTACTGAGAAAGATTCTGCTTATAAAGCTACTAAAGCTAGATATGATAGAGTTGTAAAAAAAGTCAATAACCATGAGTTTAAAGCTGCATCTGATAATGGTTTTTTACAGTCTTTATCTACACAAATGCTTGTAGGTGATAGTGAAGCTGTTGAAGGTCTTCAAAGTAGAGTTGACGAACTCTTGTCTAAAGTTGATAACTACCCTAAATTTGCTAAAATACTCCAATCTATCTCTGATACTGGACCATCTATAGTAGATTTACTTGAGTATGCTAACAGTAAAGTAACTGGTGATGGTACTATAAGTACTGAGCTAGAACGCATATCTAATAAGTTTAGAACATTCAAAGATAATAAACAACATTTAGCTTTTGTTAGTGAGATTTTAGCTGTTCCTGGTCAATCTGAGTTAGTTCGTTATGGTGGTGCTATGGTTACTATGGTGGATTTAATAGCTAAATGGACTCTATATAAGCATACTATGGATGAATCTATAGGTTCTAGTCAATCTGTTAAAGATAGAGAAGATAAAGCTATTGATGTAGTTCAAGGTAGTTTTATTGACTATAGAGCAGCATTGCCAGAAGAGATTGACCAACTTAAAGATTTAGGTTTATTTATGTTTCCTCATTTTACTATGAGAATACAGAAAGCTATCTGGTCTATGTTATATAGAAGAACTTTGTCTACTGGTGTTACCTATGCAGGTATGAATGAGCTTACTAATGTAGGTAATACCCATATTATTAACTCTAACATTTGGGATAAGAAGTTAGCTCATTTAGACCCAGATAATCCTAATATCTTAGGACCTTATACATTCTACGAGCTGATGGGACTTAAATAAGTCCTGCTCGTTCCATCTTATAATAATTATCTAACTCTTTAGTGATGTTATACTCTTCTTCTCTAAAGTGTTGTTGTTCATATATACCTTCATTTACTAGGTTTAAGTACTCATTGTACTCATCTTGAGCTTTGTTCATTTCCTCTTGTCTAATTGCCTCTAGTTCAATCTCAGCTTCTGTGAGACCAAATATTAATTTTTCTTTCATTTAATTCCTTGTTTTGTTTGTTTATTTTTTATGTTTGTCTCCTTTCTTTTTTATTATGTTATAATTGTATTAAAATTATGTGAGGTACTTTATATGCAACAACCTATTCAAGGTCTATCTAGTATGAACCAAGCTATGCAAGGTATTCAAGGTGTGCAAGGTGTACAAGCGTCAGGGTTTACTCCTAGTAGGCATACTTTTCAATACAACCCTCAACCTAGAGGTATACGATCTGTAGGTATTAACACTAGTTTCAATAATCAAGCTAACCCTACTTCTGTCCAAACAATCACTAACCCTAACACAGACTCTTATCTCAAACAATTAGCTAATGTAGAGTCTCAAGGTAAGTATGACGCATATAACAAGGGTTCTGGTGCTTATGGTAAGTATCAGTTCATACCTAGTACTGAACAAGCCTATATGAAAAAACTAGGTTACACTCAAGCACAAGCTAGAACCCCAGAAGGGCAAGAGGCTATGATTAGGAGGCTTACTGCTGATAATAGAGCTGGACTAATTAAAGCTGGGTATAAACCTACTAATATGAATTTGTGGTTAGCCCATAATCAAGGTTTAGGTGGAGCTAAAGCTATACTTAGTGGTGGTAACGTTAATATGCATAATATACGAAGTAACATACCTAAAGGTAAAGGTACTGTACAGGACTACCTAAATTATTGGGGTAGTAGGTTTGGTGGTAGTAACCAAACTTACGCCCCCCCTACCAATCCTACTGTTAATAAAGTTACTACTTACAAACCCTCTATACCTATAGAAGCAGGGTTGACTCAAACTGATTATGATGAACTGGACTCTATTATGAGGGAGTATGGGTTAGACACTAGGGGTTAGATCTAGTAGATTTCTTTTCTTAGATAGCTATAATGGTTTACAGACCATATCTCTTTTAAACTTTATATAGGAGTTATAGTCTTTTAGTTTAAAATATTTAAATGCTTTAGATATAGCTTGTTCCTTTGAATGAGCTGTAAAGTTCCTATTAATAAAGTAGAATTCCTCTACATAATCTCTAGCTCTTACATTATACTCTCGTATAACAAAGTTATGCTGTTGTCTAAATTCTAACTCTCTAATAAGTACTTTAATATACTTACTTTTGTACTGTGATCTTATAATATCCACTATATGATTTGTAGTTAAATCTTTAATTTTTACTATCTTTAACTCTTCTGCATTGTAACTCTCCCAAGTAAGTTCTTCTCTCAGCTTCCTAATATTGTCAGATTCGTACAGAGATGTTTCTATGTAATCAACTTTATCACATACCCTCCTATTGTAGCTCAATCCACCATCTACAGCGTAGTATTGCCCATTATTATCAGTATACTCTACAAAATCATAAGTACTCTTAGATTCTAGTATTGTACCATCTGGTGTAACTATACTATTTCTTAGTAAACTCATTTACTTACTTTCTTTGGCTTGTCTTAAGCAATCTTCTAAATATTCAATATCTTTTTCTTTTACATCACTTAAGTCTATATCTCTATATACAAATAAATGTGTTAAACTATATACACTATCAGCTAGTTCTTCAATACTTAGTTCTAACTCCTCAAACCTCTCTTCAAAATCATCCCCCAAAGCTAACTTGTTATCTAACCAAATGTTACTATTTTTAGTTGATACTCTCTCTATTTTAGTTATTAACTCACCCCATTTATCAAATGTTTGTACTAATCTTAAATAAGTACTATCTTCTAAATGTACCCATACAATACTTTCTTGAAAAGCACCATAATCTACCTTACTTGGGTAAATCTCGTTAATTTCAGCTGTAATCTCTTTATATTCACCTATTTCAGGTTCAAATTCTCTCAATAACTCTTTAAATTCTTCCAATATTTTATTCTCCATTTGCTTTATTAATTCTCTTGTGATCTATTAAATCTCTTCGTTTCAACTGAGTATTGACTCAGCATACTTTTCCTCTATATATTACTGACATATTTAGGATTATACTCTATATCATCCTCTGAGTCTTTCTCAAATGCACTTACTGTAACACCATCCCCATAAAAGCTGTTTATATTATTCCATACAATTACTTTGTTATGATGTTTAAATAGAAATTTAATATGGTTTTTAAGACTCTTGTAGTCTCCTTTAGACATTAATGACTTAACCTGCTTTTTGTCTGTACATACTATTTGTTTGTATATATCTGCTTCTTCTAACTGTCTGTTCTTCATATTTATCCTTATCTATATAGTTCTTTATTTGCTTTGGTGTTAGACTTACACCCTTTGTTCTTTTTCATTTTAGTACCCTCTTGGTAGTTTTTTAGTAGCTCTCTGTTGTTTTTTGTTCATATTATCCCTTATTTATACAGTTTTGGTAGTTCACCTAAATCCAACCTATTGTAATTAATATCTTTTATTGGATGTACAATCTTTTGTACACTCTTTCCTTCTTTTTTATCTCCAGCTTAAAGTATGAATCTAGTATAAGTTTACTTAAGGTTTGTATAAAAACAATAAAAATACTGATTTGTCTTAATGTCTACTCTGACACACCCCTAGAAACTTATACTATATATACACTACTACTTATTATTATACTAACTAACTAACTTTATTATATAAAACATCTAATAACTTATACTAAGCATATATACCTTAGTATAGATAGTATAACTTTGAGAGAGGGGGTACCCTTACTCTTTTTTAAATTTAAACAAATTTTAGATAATCAGTACCAATATTTACCCAAGTCTTCTATCAATAGTGGTTGTCTTTTATATAGTTTTGGTAGTTCGCCTAAAATGTCTTCTTTAAATGTTTACTATTAGCTAATCTCTCATCCAATTTGGTATTACTCTTGGTCCTTTATAACTTCTTAATTTCATAACAGTTAAATTAGAAGAGGCTGGTTTAGCTAATACTGCTGGTTTAGTTGAACTAGCTGCTTTGCCTTTAGTCCCATTACTGAAACTCATGTATAACTTAGCATCCCAATGATTTATTAAAACTTCTGGTACAGCAGGAATATCTTTTTTGGTTGCTATATCCTTATTATGTGCTATAATAATTAAAGTGTTATCTTTGTGTAAGTCTTCTAATAGGTCTTTATTAGCATTGTAGTGTGGCTCAAACAGTGCCCAAGTATCTATAACTATAACTACACCTTTGGGGATTATAGCTTCTTTAGTCATGTATTTGGCAATAAATTTTATACCATCTACATGTGTGTATTTACATTCATTTGCCTCTTGGCTATCGTTCCCATCAAAGTCTAGTAGGATAGGAGTAATACCATCCTCATTTAAAGCTTTAATAGAGCTTACAGTTTTACCTAGACCAGACTCTCCGTATAAACAGTTAATTCCGTCTTTCTTAAATACTTTTCCAAGCATACTTATTTCCTTATATTCTGTAATTATATTACTTAACATTAGTTCCTGAGTTTGTTTATTTATAAGCTTAAGGAGAGTGAGGTCTCAAGTCAGTCTCTTGTAATAAACTTAGAGGGACTCAAATTAATGAGTCCTGTAAAGATTGGCTTGAGACCCTCTAAATCTACATATTACCTAAAACTTTATAGATACTTACACCTATAACGTACGTTACTACGGTGTAAGTATATCTAAAAAACATTCCCTTGTCAATAGCAAAAACCACTATTTAGTTAAATTCTGTTAAATTTAAACAAATTTTATACCATCTTCATCAATACTCATCCAAATCTTCTATCAATAGTGGTTGTCTTTTGTATGTTGTGTTTAGCTAATAACTTTCTCACTTTTGTACTTTTGCTCATAGATAAGTAATACTCTTCTACAGGTAAAGCACCATTACCTATGAAGAATTTAATAGGTTTATTATAAACTCTCGTACGAACTCTCCCACAATTCTCACATACCCAGTACTGGTAAGCATAGTTCTCAGATGACACTGTATCCTCATAACATCTTCCTGTTTCATGCATATCTGATGTATCCTTCTTACATCTACTCCTTGAACGTTGTTTTACCTGTTTAGGAGTTTCATTTTTAAGCTTGTTTAAAAAGTTAATTCTAATATCCTCAATATCCTCTATTGGGCCAACCCAGAAGTTAAATTTATTAAGTTCTTGTTTTATCTCTTCTGATGTAATTTCTCTATTTCTCTCTACTAATCTCTCAACCGATGTTATGAACATTCAGCAACTCCTTATTTTCATAAATATTACCTATAACTTCATAGTTTCCTGTACCCATAACAGATATATTAAATCCTGATCCAAAGTACATTACTTCTTTCACTGTGTTTTCTCTACTTAGGTAACTTTCACTAATAATATCACCTTCAAATATTTTAGTACCGTTTTTATCTTTTATACCAGTGTACTGTATTGTATTTATGACAGTTATATCTTCTTGGAAAAAATCATCATGGTCGTTACCTGAAAAATTATTTTCCACTACCTCTAGTAAAGATTCTAATCCATATTGAAGGTTAAGTATTTTTTCTAAAGTAAACTCTTCTGTGACGTAAATCCCTATGTGTGTGTCTAGTACGTATTTAAACTCTAATTCCCTCATTCTAATCCTTTACCATACTCTTTTTTAAACTGTGCTGGTGTCATTAAGTCCTCTATAATAATTTGTTTTGGTAAAAACTTATAACAGTAATATGCACTACTAAAAGTAACTTTAGTACTTATTTTACCTTTTTGTAAGAATAACATCCTCTGTGTGAACATTAATAGCTCTAAATCAACATCTTTAAACACCTTCTTAGGTCCTGAATCATTTAACCAAGCTAGTGTCATAATTAAAGCAAATGGTTTCCCAAAGCTCAAAGCTCGTTCAAAGAACTCTTTCTTTTTTTGAAAAGGTGGGTTTGATACTATTACGTCCCAATGCTCTTCTGGTTCATATTCAAAGAAGTCTTCCCCATTATCTATATGACTAAATATCACCTTATTAGTCTTACTTATTTGTTTTACAAATTCACTGTGTTCTTTATCAAATGGGCACCATACTACTGCATCCTTAGGTATGTACTTTAATATTGGTGTTACTCCATACTTAAATGTGTAACTCTCATCATCCCCTACTTTATTATAGAGTACTGCTTGACTATCTATCATCATATTCCTTTATATTGTTTATTTTTATATTTCTCCCCACATTTGCAGTGTGGTGTATAGGTCTTTTATTTCACGTCTATTCAAAATAAACTGCACTTGCTCTAAATTATCCTTACTTGTGTACTTTAAGTTTAGTTCTCCATTATCTTCAAAAGATAGTCTTAAGAACCCCTTATCAATTTTTTGTTTTAATTGTTGTTTGTTATTAATAATCATGTAATCTCCACTAAGTACCTATTAAACTTCTTACCGTTACCTTCATAATAACCATCTAACTCACCTACCCAAGTTAACAAAGTAAATTTTTTATCATTGCCAAATTTTACTAGTTTTATCCTGTCTATTAAGGTTGGACCTCTATTACTATCCCAGATAAACTCATCTTCTTGTCTCTTTATCTCTTTTATACCAAGTATTAAATTTACTGATATAATTAGAACTACAAGGTTTAACCATAAGTAAGACTGCCATAAACTTAGTATAAGCAGTATTGTTACTACCCCCCACATAATTACCCTTTAATTTTAATTTTTATAGTAGATCAAAAACTACTATAATTTTACGGTTCTGTGTCATTGTATGGACTCTGATTGTTTTAGTTTTACTTCCTCACCACTACGCTAGTTTCTATGTTTCCGAGTTCTAATCTAAATAATCGGAATAGGTGCTTAGTTATTATTTTAAGTCATTGTTCTCTTTCTCTTGACTTCTAAATCCTAAATTAGTAGGTTTACTCTGGTTATAGGTAACTGCAACATAGTTTATACATCTTATTGTCAAGTGTTGTAGGTTATTTCCTTTAAGAACCAATATAGTTCATATTCTTTACTTTCTTCATTCATAAGCTAATCCTTATCAGTAGAACCGAATCCACCATCTCTAGTTTCTTCTGTAGTTATGTTAAATAGATTTGATTTATGCTCTAATAGAGTTATTTGACCAATTCTATCACCTTTTTTTACAAGGTGGGTATAGTTCTCAACTGTGAAGTAGTCTCCTACACTAGTATACCCTTCCAAAGGAATGAATACACTTTTCATTGAAACGTTACTAATAAGCATCTGTAATTGGCCTTTAAAATCTAAATCCACAACACCTACTCCATTTGGTAGCACTAAACCTTTAACCCCTAAAGAGCTTCTAAGCATTAGTTGTAGGTAGTGTGTTGACATGAAGTTATTATACTTTTCTTTATTTAATCTTGTGTCTAACGCACAACCATACTTACTTTTACCTGTATGTAGCTCTGTTGTTGTGAATAATTCCTTAATGTAGTCTGTGTCAATCTTAATACCTAAAGTAATTAGTTTAGTTTCTCCACCCCTAATAACTACATCTTCATTAGCATAAACATCTACACAAGCACTATATTTAGTTCCTCTAGTAGGTAATTTACCTCCGTTAACTGATTTAAACATAATTTTCCTCATTTAATCTTAAGTAAGGTTCTAAATACTTATCTAACTCAAGTAAGGTTTTACTTGCCAGCATCCATAGTTCTTTAGCTTTAGGATCTAGTAAGTGTTCTCCATAGTGTATATTAGCTACAGCATACCCTAAACCTTCATTGTATATAGTTCTTGCTTCTCTTATATTATCTATAATTTGTTCATTTGTTAAGTTACTTCTCATTGTAACCCCAAACATCTATTTTAGACCCAGTAGTTTTTAAGTACTCTTGTAGTTCTTCTATTGTTAAAGTCTCTAAGAATTCTACCTTCTTTTCTTCAAAAGCATTCATTAACTCACTTAAGTCTACTCGTTCTACTTCGTCTTCAGCAATAGCTTCTCTTAGTTTGTCTAAATTAATCATTTATATCCTTTATATACTCATATCTCTCTTCCTCATTATCCTCTATATCTTCTCCCATCTCATTAAAGTTTATTTGTCCTAATTCATCTCTATAGTATTCTTTATCCATCTAAGTCTCCTTCTGTATAGTTATTTCTTCTTTTGTTCTATTATTAAAAATACTTACACAAACACCTGGGTTACCTAAAGCTGACTCCTCTGCCATTTTTATAGCTAGTTCTTTTGTTAAAAGATAGCAATTATCCTCAAAACTTTCTATATACACAGACCATTCTTTAACCATTTAAGCTCTCTAAATAAGTTTTATGTTGAGCTTTAGTCATAGTTACTGTTACTTTATCCTCATTATATAAACTATCTGTAAATAGATATTTATAGTCCTCTGGTATTTCTCTGTACATAACTTCAGCTAAGTCTCTTATATCCCAATGAGCATCAGGCTTTAACCTAAGTTTTAGAAAATGCTGTATTGCTGTTAAAGACATAGTAGCTCTTAGGTTGTATTGGTAAGATTGGGGTAATAGCATAGCTAAGTCATCACACTTCTTACCTTTAGCCCTTAAGTCTAAAATATCCTGCATGTGTCTAACTAAGACTTCATTAATCTCTTCATCTTTAGTTAGTGTGTATGACATCTTATTTTTCTTACAAGTAAACCTAGTAGACTCCACAGAGAACTCTGTCCCTATATCATGTCTGGTCAAGGCTAGTAAAGTTTTCGTTGTTATGTTCTCAATACTCATAGTGAAGTTGATATGGTTCTTAACACTCTCGTGTTTCATTTTATTACCAATTCTATCTATTAGAGACTTATCTTTAGGTCCTATAATTTTGTCACTAGGACTCCAACTTTGGCTAGAATAGTCAGAGTTTTTACTGTTACAATTTGTACGTTTAACTCTATCAGCAAATTTTGTGTCGCTTAGTTTACCACTGTCGTAGCATTGTCTTATAGCATCTGAGCATACCCATAAAGGGGTTATATGTTCTATACTTACTCCAATTTCACTCATAATTCTCCTTTTTAATGTTTTTGTACTTTAAATACCATATACTATCATCATACAGGTTTATTCTACTCATGAGAGCCTACTTTCATCAAATGGAGGGTAGACTATGGTAGCGTTAACTAAGTCAACTTTGCCATTTTTAAAGTAGGCTCTTTTATTATCACCTCTTTCTTCTCCGATTAAAGTTAACTCAAAAATTGCTTTTGGGTACTTTAAACTTAGTTCTTTCATGTCTGAGTCATAGTTGTACCATCTAATTGGTTCGTCTCCTAACCGTTCTACGTCCATCTTTGTTATACCCTCAAACTGTTTAGATAGTTCTTCTTGCTCTATTTTTTCATTTGTTCTTATTTTTAAATAGTATTGTGTATATGACCCCATATATTTCCTTTAATGTTTTGGTGTCTTACTTGCAAGACTTATCTTATACGTATTATCTAGCATTAATATTAAGTCACTACAAGTACCGTATTCATTTATATCTAGTTCTACACATTGCCAAGTATCAGAACCATCAGCTACACCTAGACATAATTCTTTATCTAAATCTTCTTCAGTCATATCAGCTAAATGCTCTAATAAATCTCTAAGTGTTTTCATTTAATCCACTCAATTATTTTAGATAACCATGTGTGTTTATCTGGGAATAACTTATAGTAAATTGTATTTACATCTCCATCTACAAGGTCGTATGGTACTCCTGACTTGTTCAACATAGTACCTATAGATCTATCTATATCAATCGCATCTTGTAAGGTCTGAGTTCTACCGTATCTTTGGTATAGGTGTTTCTTATTTCTTCTTAGTAAGAAATTTATAGTATCGTATCTATCTTGTAAAGCCAGTACAAAGTCTTTAAATTCTTTAAGTGGTAAATGTCCAGTATCTTTAGCATAATGTAAAGATAGTAATAGTGGACTATCATGAATAACATAGTCTACTTTACCCTCTAACATAAACCAATTCTTATGTTGATTTGCTAATACAAATAGTTGGTTCTCTAATGTATTAAAATCTTCTCTATAAGTTAATTCTTTAGCATATTCTTGTACAAGTTCTACTTTAAACCCATCTTTCTTCATCTTATTAAATAAACCTGCAGCTGTCGTACTCTTTGAAATTCCTGGCCCACCATATAGGCATATATGTTTTGTTGTCATTATTTAAATCCTTTTTTCTTTATTTAATATCAAAATGTTAATATTCTATTATAGTATCTAGTTTTACTACTTCTAAACTCTTATCTAGTCTTAGCAATAATTTAAACAGAGTCCTATAAGAATGGTCTTCTATCTTCTTATTTAAAGCTATAGACCCTTCTACCTCTTCCTTAGAAAGACTAGTATAGATACAGTAATCTTTTTATCTGTCATCATAGTCGACTATGGCGATATAATTTTTTTTTAATTCTGCCCACCCTTTATTAATTTAGCGTAGTGCACTAGTTTATTAGTATCCCTATCTACAGAGGTTCCAGAATGCCTTGTGAGACCTTCTCTTCCTTTAGCTATACCTACTATAGCTTTTAGACAGTTCCCCTCAAAAAAGGTCAAATTCCAGTGTTTACATAGGCCATCTACATCTGTACAGTTATTGATATTATAAAAATTGGTTTTACCTCCTGTAGACTCTTTGCTAGGTACAAAATTTCCTAGTTCTTCAGACTCTTTTTTTGTAACGTTCACTAAGCTTGGTTCTTTCTTAGTAGTATTTCTTGTACCAGGAACTTCTTTATCTAGTTTAAACCACTTAAGTTGTAGTTTAAAATTACTGTAAGTATAATAAGCTCCAGTGATAGCTATAATTGGCATTATGTAGTAAAACATCTCTTGCATATGTCTCCTTTAATTTAATATACATAGGTCTCCCTATGTACTATTCAAGACCTTTGTCTTGTCTAATCTCTTTCCACTGGTCGTCCATATCTAACAATAAAGCTACACCCTCAAGGTCAAATACTTCGCCAGATTCATCTAGTGCCTTAAGTGATTTAATTGCTAGAGATTGCCCAATATCTCTAGGGTTAATTCTCGTAGTTGTATCTTCCGATACCTCTTCCAATAAAGATACCATTGCTCTTTTTAAGTTAGTATTTTCTTCTACAGTGTCTTTATAAATTTCTTTATACTTTTGTAGCTCAGTTTGTAGGTCTTTTATCTGTGTCTTTAGTTCTTTTTTCTTCATTTGTTTCCTTTATGCTATTATAATCTTATAGTGCTAATGTCCTCATCGTCAAAACCACCACCTTCAGGTATACGTCTAATGCCCACTGGAGGACCGTCATTGTGTATACTCACTATGTAGTCTAACATCTCTGCTTTAATCTGTGTTGACTTTATCTTTTAAAGCTTTTTTGATTCTTGGTACACTTACACCAGTAATTTTAGCTACCTCTGTAAGGTTATAGATTCTTTTACCAAGTTCATTTGTTTCTGAGTACTTAGCCACAGCTTCAGCTAAACCTTCATTCCTAATCTTCTCTTTCTTTAGCCTAGCTTGCTCTTTAGCCTCTGCTTTTCTAGTTTTGATAAGATCTTTAGCTTCACTAATTAAATACTTAAGCTCTTCGTCTGAGTGAACATCTAGTGATTCTAGTGTTGATGCTACTGTTTCAGCTCTTTCTGTTGTTTCTTCCATTTATACCTCTTTCAAGTCTTTTAATCACATACTTAGGTGGTAGTTTTACTTCTCGTATTTTGTTTTACTTGTTCTTGGTATCTTTAAGTTATACTTAGGTATAGGGTAGAAACTACCTTTTCTAAGCTTACTTTGTTCAATATGAACTACACTCTCTGTTTTGTGTTGTTGTGGTTTTTGTTTAGGTCTAATTAAAAAACTAATTAAACCTAACCACAATTCTGTAGGTTTTATCAGGTACTCCTTTAATTAATCACATATGTCTATTAAGACCTCAATCTCCCTCTCTCCATAACCTAGGTCATAAAGAGCTTCTCTAACATCTATATTGTCATCTGCCATTAGATTTAAAAATTGTTTTAACATTTCTATTTGTCTATCTGTCATAAATCATCCTATCAATTTGCACAACTAGTACATGAAGTTTCTGACATATAATATATTGTTTTGATCTTTTTTTCTAGTAAATAATCTAGTAATGTATCACTAAACTCAATCATATCAAATATCTCAGGATTTACCCCTATTTCATTACTTACCCCTGTATCTACCCATTGTTGAATAGCCACAGTCAAATCTAGGAAGAACTTACCACTAAATGAACCCTTAGTTCTATATAGCATACCTTTCTCATCTGAGTAAGGCGGTATAATAATAGGTGTAATACTTTTCATGTCTTTAAAGTGACAAGTAGATGTTACTGGCATATAGTTAGGACTTGCTCCCATAACTACACCAGTACCTGCATTAGGGGCTGGAGATAATAATAGGAAATGTGCTATACCTTTAGTACGTATGTCTTTGTTTAAACTTACCCAATCAAACCCATTAAGGCTTACCTTATTCAATTCTTCTGGTGTTTTATTAAACATTTTAGTGTAGTCTGCTTTGTAGTATAAAGGATAAGACCCTTCTACTTCGGCAATTTCAATACTTCTTCGGTACGCATAAAATGCTATCATTTCCATTACTCTCGACAGTTCTTTAAGTCCTGCATCATTATAAGTCATATTCTTGTATGCTAACCAATCAGCACCACCAATAATCCCAATTCCTATATTTTGTAAATCTCTAGCACTATTCTCTGCTGTCTTAATAGGATATTTAGATAGTTTTAATGTCTTATGTAACATATCTACTGCTGTACGTACTGAATGTTTTAATAAAGATTCATCAACCACTATTTTAGCTAGGTTTACAGACAGTAAATTACAAGTATGTGAGTATTCTTTTGTGTTTATAGACCATGATTCTAAGCATAAGTTACCTGTTTGGGCTTTATAATGTGCTTTAAGATAGTTGTTTGAGTTTATATTATCTTTGTCTGTTATATTCACTTTCCCTATTTTAAAGTAAACCTCCCAGATATCAGCCCATAGTTTATAAGCATTGATTTTCTTGTGTTTTATTTTATCTAGGTTCTGTAAGACTACCTCATAAGATGTTTTAAATTCTTCATCAACAAGCTCTGTTAGATCTATACCTAAATGTTTTATACAATCATAGTTGTTTACTAAATAAACATCTTGTTTCTCTTTAACTTTCTGGATAAAGTAGTTATTTATTAGAAATTGAGGGATAATGTCAAAAGATTTTAGTCTTAGGTCTCCTCCATCTTCTGTACTAACTTCTAAAAACTCTAAGAAATCGTAATGGAACCAATCATTTGATACTGTAATAGCTGCACTTCTTGTTCCTAGTTGATCTACAGTTCCTGCTACTTGGTCAAAGAACCCTACCCATTTATTTATATGTGTAGCAGCATTGCCTGTCTTTTGTATATCAGATCCACTAGGTCTGATTTTACCTACGTATACAGCTAAACCTCCACCAGACTTGCTAATTTGAGCTGCATCATCTACTGAACGCATAATATCTGTTAAACTGTCTTGTGTGATAATACTAAAACAACTAGCTGTATTTCCACCAGTTCTAAGATTCTTTTTTGTAGGTGTTGCTGGAGATAATCTAAGTGAAGATGTCTCTTTGTATATTCTTTCAATATCTTCAATCGAACCATTTGAAGTAAGTATAGCATCAGCCATTATAGCCCACTGAGGGTACTCTATATGATTACCTTTACTATCTTTGATAAGATAAGAATTCATTAGTGATACAATAGATTGTGTAGGTTGTGTAAAGTCTGCCTCTAAGTCCATAAAATTTAGAAGTTTTTTAAGTTTTTCTTTAGATACTTTCTTAGTATATATTCCTTGTTTAACTAGTTGTCTATACCCTTTTACAAAGTCTACTTGGTTAAACCCTGTGTTTTTGTGAATATCTCCATGAAGTTGTGAAGCTTGTAATCTACCTACAATTACAGCCCATTTATAGTTATGTGGTTGGTTTGGTTTTATAAATAGTTTGGCTTCATATATAATTAAATCTTGGATACTCCTTGTTGGGATACCGTCATAGAAAGCTATGTTTACTTTCTGTATTAATTGAGTACTATCCAGACCACTACCCTCAAAAGCAAAATTAATCATAGCTTCTATTTTTGAGAAATCTAGTTTTTCTTTACTTCCATTACTTTTCGTTACTTGCATTAGCGAACTCCTTAAAATTTGGTATTTTTACATATGGGTTGAAGTAGTTCGTATTATTTGTTTCAAATATAGCTGTTTCTGTAGAGTTTACATCAGGATTTTCTTCTGTACCTACATTACTTACCTTTTCCAAGTGTGTGTATGGGTTCGCTGCATTTGGGATTCTATGTTTTATCTTTAACAATCTAAATAAAGTATTAGCTCTTGATTTAGTATAGCTTTCAATATTTTTTTTAGAGAATCCTGGAATTCTAGGATCTATAATATGTGTACTGTACTCTATTTCAAGTTTTACTTGTGATTCAATAAAGTCTATTATAAAATCTTCTTTCCACTCTTCTGGGTAATCTTCTTTAAATCTTAGCAAGATCTCCAAGAATAATTGAACATGAACTAGTTCTTGTTTTTTAATCCAACTAATGACAACTGCTGTATTAGTCATTTTACCTTGATACTTTAAGTAGAAGAAGAAATTAAATACATTATAAAACATTATACCTTCAAGTGTTAGGTTAGTAAGAAGTACTTGTAACATAGTACGTAGTGAGTAATCTCTTGAACTACTTTCATAACTGTCCGTAATACTTACAGCTCTATTCCTCATTACTGGATCTGTTTTTAATAAATCTCTTACTGTTCTCGCTTCATCTTTAGAGTATAAAGTGTTAAATATATAAGCGTAAGAATATGAGTGCAGGCTTTCTTCAGCTGCCTGTGTAGCTAGTATACCTACTACTTCTGGGTATCTAATTCTACTTGCTATTTCAGGTAAGTTATTTACCTGATAGCTGTCTAGCCCTGATAAGTGTGATAGTGCTTTATCTAAAGTCTCTCTCTCCATGGCTGATAGCTCATTAAAATCTACTGTGTCTTCTGATACTGGGTATTTATGTGGATGCCAATTATTAGCAAACATCTTTTCAGAATACCTTTGATAAAAATTTGGTAGATCTTGGTCAATCATATCAATTAAGTTGTCAGTGTTCCCACTAAACATCTTAATTTTATTATCTGCGTCTGGTGAGAATAGTTTTTTCTTACTGACTCTTATCATACTAGCCTACGTTTACTGCATCTTTAAATGCTTTAGCTGCTTTAAATTTAGGTACAACTTTAGCTGGAGATATATAAGTTTTGTCTGTGCCAGGTATTGTACCAGTCTTCTCTGCTTGATTATGTGGATAAAATTTACCTAACCCACTAATGTCTACTGAATTACCTTTAGATACCTCTTCTGTAATTGTGTCAATAATTAAAGCTAGTACTCTTGAAGCACCTGCTTTAGTACCTTCTACAATATCGTTTGATTCTGAGATTCTCTCAATTAGTTCTTTTTTTGTCATTTATTTTCCTTTATTAGTTCTTCATAAGCTTTTTCACTCATAGTTATTGTTGCTGTTTCGTTTGTACCAATACTTATTACAAATTCACAATGTTTACCGTACCTCTCTAGTTTTGTAGGTGCTTTGTACTTGTTTAGGTTTAATAATAAATCTGCTAACTGCTTTTCTTTAGTGATTGTTCCCACGTAAACCCCTATATTTTATGTAAGACTTTCACTTACTGTTTTCAGTCAACTTTGTTTATAGGCACAACAACTTAAGCCTTAGTTCTATCTTTTTTTAGTACATAACCAGTATCTTTAAATATTAATCTAAAATCTGCTGTAATCTCACCAGATCTTACAGTGTCTTGATTTAGAATGTATCTTGACTTACCGAACCATCTTAAACCATCTGTAGGTGAGTTATATGTTCTAATTTTAAACTTAGTTTTAATACCACCTTTCAGTGTGTCTAACTCATTATCTTTGAAAGATGTACTATAAATCTCATCTATCAGCATATTTATGGGTTTTATCGAACTTGGACCAAACACCATTGGATGTACACCGTCAAATACAGGTATAGGTTTATCTTTAGATGATAAGTGTATAGAGTTTGTTATTAGAATTATATTGTAATCTTGTTTTAAAGTTAATACCTCTCTTACAATATTCTTAATTTGCTTTTGTATATCTAGGTACAATGGTAGTGTTTTTGAGCCTGGTGCAGCCTTTAAATCTGTGTCAGACATAACATCAGCAACTTTAATACCATCAGTTTTGTATTTAGGTGAGCTAGCTATTTTTACACTTACCTTTTCCCCTAACTCAATTAAGTTATCTAGTACTATATTATCAAACTTAGCTTTAACTTCTTTATTGGTAGCTAGTTCTGTAAGTACCCTTTGTAACCCTGCTAGACTTGTTATAGTAGCTTCATGGTGTTCACCACCTACTTCTAGCTCCTCATTAGCTCTCTCTGCTGAAGAAGCCCCAGAGTCTAAACTAAGGTGTAAAGTTACTCCTGGCAATGTACCTAGTGATCTTGTCTTCCTAGTACCACTCTCACCATAAAGTAAGAATGATTTACCTTGAAAGGTAGCCTTATTTTCTAAGTTAGTTAAACTATCTAAAAAACTCCCCATCTAACTACCCCCAAGGAGTATCAGATTCAGGTTCTGTATCAATATCTACACTGTCACTAGTACCACCAGACTTAAGAACTTCCATTCTCGCAGCTACCTCATCAGCTGACATACCACTTAGAATTAGGTCAATTGCTCTTTCTCTTTCTTTCTTAGGTACATTATCTTGTCCACCTTGCTCCTCGTTAAGGCTGTTACCAGCTTTGTAGTAGTCTACTGCTGCTTGTACAATTGGGTTAAGTACTTTAGATTTTCTGTCTCTATTTTCATAGTTGTTATCATTATATCCCACATTGATAGTAGTTTTAATACCTTCAGCACCATCTCCCTTAGTCCAGTACTCAAAGCTTGAACCAAATTTTTCTTTATCACCATCTTTAATCTCACTAACTGAAGCTTTATCACTATGTCTAAACATAGCATCTTGTTTGAATTTGTGTACTTCTTGATTAGTAAAGATACTATCACCTTGGAAGTTCATGTTAAGAGCTGTTGTTGTAATAATACCATACTTAGCTCCTTTGAACACTCTTACAGCTTTAGCTTGTACATCTTTTTTAAATCTAGTTGTATAAGCTTCATTTGGTACTGTATCTCCAATTTTAGTGAACTCATTAAACTCAGCTTCTCTATCAGTGACAATAGCTATCTTGCCCATCATACTTACGAGCTCACTTGTACCGTTAGGGTTGTAAGTGTTTAGTTCTTGTACTAGTGTAGCACCAGTATCTGCTGTGAACACTACCTCAGCTTCTACAAAAGTTTTACCTTCAGCTTCACCTGTACCAGCTTTTTCCCACACAAAAAACTCTGTGTCTACGATGTTGTGTACACCTGGTTCGTAAATTGTCTTTGCACCTTGTACTTGTATCTCTTCTTTAATCTCGTCTATGTTAATCTTTCTAAAAAAGTCCATTTGTTTCCTTGTTATGTTGTTTTAGTTTGTTATTCCGTTACTTAGTGTGTTGTTACACCAAAAGTCATTTAGTTTTTTTATATGAGTTTATACCAAGATTCCTCAAAGGTTTGTCAGACTCAGTTAACTCTACCTAATTCACTACTCTTTAAAAGTTATCAGTACTTATCTCTGAATGGCTACTTCTAAGCCCACTTCCTAAGCTGTTTGTGCAATGTATTAATCTTGCATTGTTTTTATAAAACTTGTTTGATTATTGCTTCTAAACGAGCTGAAGGCATTCTCGTATCCCATTTACTATTAATCTTGTTCATTAACAGTCTGATAGATCTTTCATCACACCCTGCTTGTTTCATCTTATTTGCAGCAACAAATAAAAATAGACTACCTTGTCCTGCCTTAGCCTCAATTACAAAATTAAACTCTTCATTAAAATTATGAATCATTGCTTGTTGTGCTTTTGCTTGTTGTGCCTTAGTCATAGGCGTGTTGTAATCTTTTGCTTGTACTTCAGTTGTACTATCTTGTATGAAGTTAGATATATCCATTGGAGGTATACCACTATCTAAATTGTCCAATACAGTCCCACCACTATAAGCAAACATCACTTGACTTCTCCCTAGTAGGTCAATATCTAACATCAACTCATCAGCAATTCTCTGTATTACGTACTTGTAAACAGCGTTGTTCTCCCCTAATTCTTGTTGTATAGGTATTAATACCCTAAACTTCCTTTTATTGTTAGGATCTGAAGTTGTTGCTATAATATGTAAAGTACCACTTAAGTAAGTCTCATGTAGTACATCAATATCAATATCTGATTTATCTACATCAAGAACTATATAGTTCGTAGTAGATTTTATGTTCTCATCACTTCTGTAACCTCTTTCGAATTCAAAAGGACTATAAGCACAGTCTTTACTTAGCAGTGTTACTAAGTTTTTAAGACCAGTATTATAGTATTTAAAACCTTTGTAAGCCCTTGATTTTCTATCTTCTTTCGAAGTCCCTGGCTTAAATTCAAGATATGAGAACCCATAACCACTTTTAGCTTCTTTTATATGCTCAATTACTAGTATAGACGATTTGTAGTTAGCTCTTACAATAATCTTACCTTGTAAAGCTGAGTTAACAGCCACTAGTAGGTTATCTATTTGATTTTTATCAGCTTTTGTAACAAAACCTTTTTTAATATCTTAAAGTACTTTGTATTTCTTTATCATGTATAGCTTTAACGAACCTTTCGTGTACTTTTAAGTCTACCATCTCCATCAACTTTCTAAGACCTTTACCTGTAAACTCAGTAAAATAGATTGATGCAGCCATAGTCTTCTTATCAATTACACTTTTATTCTGTGCTAAAGCCCAAATACCAGCTCTTTTAAGTGATCTCCAATGTCTATTAGTTAATTCAGTTAGGAGACCCTCCACCATAAACTCTTCATTTTGCATATACGCTAGTCTTCTGTAGTACTTATTCAAGTAGAAGTACAGACCATACATTTTAGTAGCATCATCCGTAAGTTTAATTTTATTTAGGTCTTCACCATCAATAACCCTTTTTACAGCTTTCATAGACTCTGTTTCAATCTCATCAATATTTGTTTTAGCTGTATTGGAAGACTCTAACCATTTTTCTACTTGTTTATCTATATCTGTATATAGGTTAATATTTGACATAGAGTCTACACTATCAACTACAATTACATCAGCCCTACGAGCAAAATAAGAACCAAAAACATTTTTTAGTTGTTCAACTACCTTTTGGTCTTTCATCAATGGTGTAGGAGAAGTATGAGCTAATAATGAGAGCCCTAAACCTTCAACATCCCCAACTTTAAGTTCTTCTGTTTTTACAAGGTCTTCAGGAACGTTACCAGTGTCATACATCTCAGCCAAAATCTGTATAGTCTTATTAAAGTCTTTTTCTGTTTTAAATGAGTTACCTAGTTCAGGTATCTTAATAAATAAGTTGCCTAGAGGGTTTTTAGTAATTTGTTCAGCTTCCTTCAGTAGACCCTCCTTAGTTGCCATCTTGATCAGACCCCTACTAGGTGCTTTGTAGAATTGATTCCAACCACTATCATCGTTAACTATCTTATCAGGTGGTGTTCCTTCTTTTTCTTGTGCTTTTCTATTCTTAAATACAGCAATTTTCTTAGCAGCTTTCTCTGCGTCTAAGCTTTGTTGATCCATAATGAGCTTCAAAGCTGGTTTTAATACAGAGAGACTAAGGTCAAAGCTCATATCTTTACCTAACCCTGAGTCAGCAATGTTAATAATAAATACATTACACGGTATGTTGGTTTGTTTAGCTATTGGTTGGCTAGATATATAAGGTCTAAATTTACCAAATAAGTCTGTATACGCTAAAGTAGCTACAGTAACATTACTTAAAGTACCCATAGCTGGAGCTTCTATTTCTAACAGATTAGTGAGTTCTTGTATAGGTTTAGGTAATCTAGTTATATCAAACTCAGAACCAACCTCACCACCAATTATTTCAATAAGTCTTTTATAGTGTATTGGTAGTAGTCTTTTAGCGTCATTTACTTTCTTTATTCCAGCACTAGAATCATAATCTATTTTATCTAGTTCTTCATCTAATTTATTATCATTTAAGTCCATTAATCCCCTTCTTTCTTACTACTCAACTTACACCCACAGAATGTTAGATCTGTATAATTAAACTCCTCTGCATTTCTTTTTTTGAAAAAGTTCAGTGTAGCCTCCTTAAATGTTAAACCATATGCACCACCTAGTAATGTAGGTGTTTTTACTTCTTTACATGGCTCACACCAAATATCATAGTACCTAGGTAGGTTTAATGTAGTATCTTCCATAGAGTTTACCATATCTAATAGTGTATTAGCTAGTACTAAAGCATCTGATTTCCCTAGCTCACAAGAGAAATGGCCGTCACATAACTCATCAATTGATAGAAGTCCAGCATTTGTAATGTATATAGCTACTACTCTATCTATACCTATACCTTCTGAGCTGATCTCTATATTGGATATATATTCCTCATCATTATTCTTTACTTCTATAAGTTTGTTCATTATTAATCTCCTTCTTGTTTAAGTATAATTCTTCTAATTGTAGCACTACTCTTCCCAACTTCACCACCTACAATCTTACAACTAGCTGTTTTCTTAAATCCTTGACTAATACACTCTAAATACTTAGCGTATATTTGTTCATTTGTTAAAGTTGGTTTTTTAACTGTTAGTTTAGCTGTCTCGGCATCATATAGTAATTTATACTCTCTCAGCTTGTGTAATTCTAATTTAGCTTGTTTAAGTTCCTCTTCTAAGAAAATGTTTGGTTTATCTTTCTCGTGCTTTAATTTTTTGTACTCTTCATCTGTTAATATGTGCATATTATTTTGCATTTGTTACCTCTTATTCGTAATTATTCTTAATAAACTTTACTATAAATTCTTTTGTATAGCCTAAATCATGCAGTTTCTTTCTAAAGTATTCTGTATCTTTGTTCTCTAAGTCTTCTAAGCTAGTTAGTTCATATTCTTCGAAGTACCTATCCAACCCCTCTTTTTCTATAGAGAATTTACTTAAATACGGTTGTTCTTCATCTACAGTACACTCACCTTCTACAAATTCCATATAATGGTAAAAGTTGCATCCAGCTTCCTCATCAGTATAGTTACCACTTAGTTTAAACTTCTTGGCAAATTCTTTAATAAATGTATGTGGTGCACACCATCTACCTTGCCCATTTAAAACAATACTGTCATCTTGTAGTACTTGTTCTTCACCACTGTAGAGTTCTAACACACTGTACCCAGCTCTGCTAGTTATTGAATTGTCAGACATTAAACTCGATACATCTAAATAACCATCTTTTATAAAAGTATTTAAATACTCATTTGCTTCTTCTACTTTATCACCTGTTAGTGTGATATATGTATGACTCCAATTTGCCATATTTATCCTTTAATTTTGCTTACCTAGAGTTAACTAGGTTGTTTGTTTTAACCAATCTTTATAGCTTATAAAGTCAGCCCAAGATCCATCTCCAAGTTTTGGATCAGATATTTCTATATCACTAACTAATTTAATTGGTTGATCTACTAGATATTGATCTTCTAATATTGGTTGTAATGTATCTGCTACCCATTTTATTACTTCTTTGTTATTTCGTACAAGTATGTATACTGAGTCATAAATAGATATAACAGGTTTTATATCATTCTCATAACCTCTTTTTCTTACCTTTTTCATAAACTTTGTTAAAGCTATTAGTGGCAGTAAACTAAAGAACTGGTTTGATACATTATTTAATGTTCTAATAGCTCCATTGTTTAGTCTCTTGGTTTGGTTAATATATGCTCCTAATCCCATATGAAAGTCTTTATGTTTCTTTACTTGTTTTAATATTATTTCTTCTCTGTATTTTTTTAGACCTGGGTATAGGTTATTATGATAAGCATAGTGCATTGTTTTTGCTGGATATACAGCTACTTTAAAGAATTCTTCTAGTTCTTGTGGTATATTACCTTTGTAGTCATCAATTTTAATCCATTTAGCATTTTGTTTAGCTGTAAAGTAGTCTCCATTATCTTGTATATCTAGTGTAAATGAGTAAGTGTCTGAGTTAATTTTTACTTTATCTTCAAAAGTATCCCCTAAATAACCTACTGCTTTAAATAGACCTGATATACCTGCTAGATAAGCTAAGGCAAAGGAAATTCCTTTTGATGAACTTCTCAACTTATTTAATTCTGGATTATTAAATGTTTCTGCTTTATATCTTTTATTCCATTCTAAAGAACCATCATCTTTTCCTAGTATTTCTTGTATTCTTGGAAAATAACTAGTACTATGCTTACAGTGAATATCAAACTTTTGACTTAAAATCTTTAGTTTTGTTGGGTCTTGTGTAATATTTCCCATAGCATTCTCTTCTAAAGCTTCGTAATCTGAAGTTATAAACACCCAATCATCACTAGGTACAGAAATACACTTTTTTACTGGTTTACTAAAAACACTACCAGATGATGGTATATTTAAAGGATTTAGTTTACCTCCACCAGATAACCTAAAACTTTTAGTTCCACAAAGTCTAACTCCTGGGTAGATTACACCATTTTCATTATGTTCTAAAAAGTTCTTTACAAAGTTCTTTTTTACTATAGATGACCCACTATAAGTAATAAGATGTGTTAAGTAAGTATGTAATTCAGTTCCTTCTTGAACCTCTTTACATAATCTTTCTAGTTCTGCTCTGTTAAAGCTGTCTTCCCCAGTTGTCATAGACTTAGTGTTAGATGTAACCCCAAAACCTTTCTGTAAGATGAACTTCTTTTGTTGAGCTGATGCTAATGGTTTAAACTCAAAGTCTAGCATAACTTTAGATGCTTTATTTTTAGATGTTTCACTAGTCTTAGCTATTTTGTCTTGTATTTTACTTATAGTAAGTTGTTTTTCTACTTTTTCAAATATAGTATTATAAGGTGGTATATCTCTTAAAGATTCTAAATCCTTAGCTTTAATAGCAGCAGCTAATTTTACATCAAATGTCTTGACTACTGTAGCTGACCAATTCTTAGCTTTACTTGGTAAAACTTTATCAGGGTACATAGTTTCTACAAATATATTTATAAAATCTTGATTAGTAGATTTATATATCTTAACTGAATTAACATCTACTGTTTCTAAGTACTTATCGGATGCTTCAGAGGCTTTGTTTCCTCTTAGCTTCTCCCAATAGGTTTGAACTGTTTTAAGCCCTCTAACACCATTTTCAGCCTTATCAAGTATATCATCTAAATGTGTATCTAATTGATGGACTTTATCTAAGTTTAATGGTAATCCATTATTCATGAACTCAATGGTAATTGGCAATAACTTACGAGATATATTCTTATAGAACCACATTCTAGTGTAGCTTCTATCTTTAGGTAACTCAGCAGGTAAAACATCTTCCATTTCTACATCAGTAGTTTCTTTAAACTCTTTTAAATGAGGTTGTATCAAGTTAATTAAAGCACAAGTATCTGTACCAGCATAATGCTGAAGTACTGGATTACCTATGTCATCTTCTGTTAAATTAGTAATATCATAAGCATTACCTTTCTCGCTCCAAGTACCAAAAGTTTTTTTAGTTAATTCTTTAAGAGATAAACTAGGTGTTTTTACAGTATCATTTAGATATGACCATTTTAGAAGTAATGAACAGTTAGCATTAATAATATGTTTCCCTGTATTCCAATGTACGATCCGATTATCAAATCCAGCATTATGTGCCCAAATCTGTTTGGTTGAAGTCGTAATCCACTCAAACATTTGTTTATTAAACTTATTAGGTATTACAAAACCTTCATTCTGCTTCACTGATAAAGACCACATAAGTATATTAGATACTGTTTTAGCTTTATCTATAGAAGTTGTTTCTGTATCATAAGCTATGTGTTCATATTTCTCTACATAAGTTAATAGTTTAGTTAAATCTTCTTCTGTCTCTACTAACCATATATTTATTTTTAAGAATTGTCCTCTGATCATAGATATTTGGTCTTCTACGTCATACTTACTCAGATCAATACCTCCAGACTCTACTATGTTAGATTCATCTGGATGTAGTCCATTAGGAAATCGTCTTCTGAAAGTACTAAACACTTGGTCTATATTTGATGTTCTGTTGAACATTGGTTTAGGTTTAATTACTTTTTTCAATAAGCACCTCCTCCAACCACTCCTTAATAACATCACAATGGCATATCTTAGGTTTACAAAAACAAGTTAAGTTTAGTGCAGTAAAGCCTTCTAATTTCTTAACTTTACATAAATCTAATAACTTATCTTGTCTCTCTTGATTTTTTAAAAAGAACTCTTTATGTTGTTCAATAGCGTTTGTTTTGAAAGGGTTACCTAAGAAACTATCTCCACCTCTACCACAGTACAAGTTATATGTTGTACCACTAGCATGAGATTTGTAATAGTTTTCTTTAGGTATCACCTTGTACATATTTATAACTTGTACTTCCATCTTATTCTCCTAGTTCTTGCCAATCTTTGTTAAATTCTTTATCATTATGATACCAAGTAATTGCATTTAAGATTTCTTTACTATAAACTCTTTCTGTATCAGATTTACAAGCGTGTACTTGTCTATCTTCTTGGTCCCAGTTACTAAAGTCATGAAAAATCCTATACTTTCCACCGTTATTTATAATATGTTGGATATTGTCTTTAATCTCTTCACATGCTTTAGTATCACCTGAAATGTATAAAGTATTTTTTCCACTAATCTTTTCAAAGATAATACCTCTACACTTTTGATGATGATGTGTATCTGTTGTGACCACATTATACCCTCTAAATAAAGTATTAGGAAAACCTAGTTTTAAGTCATAAATCTTTGCTCTAACTGTTCTATTATCTTGAATTTTTTCGTTTGTTGAACTCAAGTAGTAAAGTAATTCAGTATAATCTCCTGAATAAATTGTTGTAGTTTTACCTAGTACAAAATATCTATAATACAGAAAAGCTCTTAAAGACCCTATATGATCATCATCCATATGTGTAATGTAAACATTGTTTATCTCACTTATGTTTAGTAAACCTTCTTCTTCTTGTCTTCTCAGTTCTGTGAATACATTGTACCCACAGTCTATTAAAAGTTGTTTATTATCTTCTTCTATTAGAAAACTACTATTTGTCATTTTAGTGTTAAATGCTGAGCCATTCCCTATTTGTTTATATCTCACCTATACTCCTTGTTGTTCTTTAATTTGTTGACCTTGCTTACAAACATACTTACCATTTACTTCTGTATTAAACTCACAATACTGCATACAAAGTATAGGGTCACTACTTGTTCGTATTTCTTTAATCTCAGTACCTGGAAACTCCATTTGAGCTACAGAAGCTGATTCTAGTGTATTATGACTACCACCTGAACCACTTACAGCTCTAGTTTTCCCATACTTAACTATCTTATATGTTGAAGTAGTTTTAGCTCCTGTTGTATTATTATTGCAATCTGGTAGATAACCTGATTCTTGGTACTTAGCAAGCCTATCAAGACGTTTAGTTAAGTACTCAATAACTTTATCATGTGAAGCTAACTTAAGCTCTATTTCCATGTTTTTGCTAGGTACTGTAGTCTTATCTTTGAAACTCCAATTATTAAATATAAAAGTGATATAACCTACTTCAGATTTTAAATCATAAAGCCAACTATAAATACTTAATTGTGATAAGAACTTAAAGATACTTGGGTATAGTTCATACAAATCTTCTAATGGTAGGTCATAGTATCTTGGACATAACTCTAACTCTCTAAATAAATCTTTACCTGAGTAAACTGATACGTTTTTTAGATCATAAGGTACACCTTCAAATATTCTATCACACTGCCCACTTATTGTAAACTTACCTATAGACTTTTCTTGTCTTGGTGGTTCAACTTGTAAGATTGAATTGTGGAGTATAGTACCATGAACACTGTTTTGTAAGTTAAGTACATTTACTTCAGTTTGGTAAGGTTTCAGTAATCTTCTCTGTGTTAGTAGTATTTGTTTGTCTGATTTAGTAAACTCTGTAGTGGATATCCTGTTTACTTCTTTTTTACCTGAATACCCTTGTAGAGATAAATCTACATATCTCCCAGCTACCCATCTTGGTATCTTATCTTCTTCAAATATATACTTAGTGAGCTCTGTCTCTTTTACTATGCTTGGTTTTTTGAATATGTTAAACATATCTATCCTTGATTAATATTATTTACCTCCTTGTGTAGAGGTAGGAATTAACTCTCCTACCACCAAGGTTCATAGACATATATAGCATCCTCGTCCCATTCGTTAAGTATTTTATCTACTTGTTTAGAATGTTTACCATCTTCTTTAATAAAGTCTCTTATTTCTTCCATATCATCTTTAGTTAGTGGTACCTCTTCACAATTATCTCCACCAAAAGTATCAAGTATAAATTCGTTTAATTTATGGTATTTTCTCCAATAAGCCACCTCTTCGTTACAATTTTCTATACTCTCACCTAGTTCCTCGTACTCTTTAACTAATAAAAGTGTCTCTTCAGGTAATATATAAGGTGTTGCTAGGTCGATAAAATCTTTAGTAGCTTCAGACTTTTCGGGTATGTCCTCTAAAAATCCTTTTGGGTTTTTAAACTTAGAGAAGTTATTAAAGATCTCCCATTCCATACTTTCTGCATCTCTATTCCCAAATGCGTAAACTTTAATTAAGTTTGTAATATAGACTTCTAAAGACCCTTCATCTTCAGTTAGTAGATGGCTCCACCTAGAAATAAAGTTCCTCACTTTATCTAGGTCTACTTGGTTACCTATCTTATCTACTTCTTTGTAAATAACCTTCTCTAATTTCTTACTTCGTGATCTAAAGTCTGTTATTTTTTTATCTTGTTTATATATACTTTGATCTAGTCCCATTTAATTCCTTTCTTCCCAATCTTTTGTACATCTATTAGAGATGTAATATCTACTATTTATCATTAAGTACTCTTGTAGCATGAGACTAGCTTCTTCAAAAGTACCAAACTCATCTACTGTCTCTATAACCCCATTGTATTCTATGTTAATATAGTTCATTATACTAAATCCTTTAATAATCTATCTAACTCTGTTAAACTTATTAGTGTGCAACCAATTGTTACAGTCTTACTATCTAGTTTTAGAATTGTGTATTCGTCTACCTTTAACCCTATCACCTTCTTACCTTGTTTGTACCTTTTGTACATAACTAAACATTCTCTTAGTGGTAACTTAATGTGGTTAGATGTATAAAGTGTGTTGTCTTTAACTTTTAGTCTAACTCCTACAAAATCTACATCATACTTAGTTGTAGTTTCCTCTAGGAAGTTAGACAGTTCTTTTTGTTTAAATTTTAAATTAGCTAAGTCTCTTTTTCTTTGTAAGGCTCTTTCTTCTTTAAGGTGCTTAATCTTAGCGTTAGCTACAGCTTCTTTTAACTCTTTTCCATCTAAGTTTAAAAGTTCTACTCTATCTTTAATAGATCTATACTCAGACTTTCTCTTATCATACTTTAAGAAGTCTAAAAACCTATATAGTCTATCAACCCTACGTATAGCTTTGGACCTATAATCTACAGTCTTAGCTCTTGATTGCTTATCTATTAGATCATCTATAATATTTAAATTATACTTAATCATATTTTCTTTTGTATCTGCAATATTGTAGTAAATATCATAATATGGTGGTACAGCATTAAGTAAGTCATCATAGTGTTCTCTTGATGTATTTGAGTACTCTCTGGTATCTTCATAGACAATAATTGTATTATTATCTCTATCAATCTCAGCTAACCTAGTATTGTAACTGTATATAGTATTCTCGTTATAGGACATTTGTACAATACCATTCGCTTTAACTTGTCTGTACGTACTACCACCTCTACCTAACTTCCCATACACAAAGTCATGTACCATCTCCCCTGTTCGTTTACTCATTTATCTTTTCCTTTTGTTCAAACTTATTACAACCGAAATCTTCTTCTGTTAATTCATGTTTACACCTAGCGTAGATTGTTTTATTTAGTAGCTCTCTTATAAATTCTTTCATTACCTCCCTTTAAGTTGGTTTAGCTTGTAACTTATCGCATATTCTAATAAGTCTAAGTTTTGTTGCCCATTTGAACGACTAGTTGCTACATACAGTAGATTTAGCAGTTCTGTTTCTTCAATACTTCTTTCGTTAATGTTTAAATCTAAGATTTTATCTTTAGGTAATATATCTCTGTCTAATTTAACATTTGTTATAGTCATTCCTTTAGTTGTATACCCTGTTGCTACAATAGTTTTAGCTGTTTTGTACTCGTGCTTTTTAGAGTTTTTAATAGTCAATTCTATAGTATCTTTTAATTTTTTATTTCCTAATAATGTAACTATATTGATGGCTGACTGTATTTCTGCATGGTAGCTAAATTCTTTCTTTATATGCCCTATTAGAGATGTTGCGCTAGTCAGTCCTTTAAAATAGTCATCTATTCCCCTGTTCAAGAAGCTATATTTTGGGTTATAAACTCCTTTTTTATTAAGATACATAATAACTTTAACTGCCTCAAATATAGAAGCTACTGATCTTGTCAGTCTATAAGGTATTTTAGCTGAGTGTAGTTTGATTATTTTAGATATCAATGAAGCATTGGATCTACTAATATGGGCTGTTAATCCATTATCTACACCTCCGTCAGTCCCCGTAAACTTAAAATCTGGATCTAAGTATAGTTTACCAAATAACTCTATTCTTTTAGCTACTTCCACTGTCACTCTAAATGATTTGGTTAGTCTCAGTACTTTTGGATTTTGATCCTCTAAGTATTTGAACCCATTGATAGCACCAGCAAATGAGTACAGTTGCTGATGTGGGTCACCTACCCCTACTTTATGTTTTACATTAGCTTGTTTAAATATCTCTAATGTAACTGAGTTAGCGTCTTGTATCTCATCAAAGAGTAATACATTCAGATCAAAATCTACTTCACCCTCAGTTACTAAGAAGTGTAGATACTTTAAGTTAAAACTAAATGTACAATCAATTTCTTTACTTGACATTTTGTTCATATATTTTTTAATAAGTTCTAACCTTTTCATAGCTTTAGGTTCTGTACCACAGTACTCTTCTACAGATAAATACCTACTTTGGCAGAATTTGTCTAACCAGTACACTACTTTCTCTTTATCTCTAAGTGGTATATCCTCTGTAATTTGTGATACCCCAAAACTCCCTAGAGTTCTAGGTCCTCTACTTATAGAGCCCAAAACCATACCTAACCTAACTACATAGTGATATGCTACAGCATGTGTAGTTGATACTCTTACATCAGAATTAAACCTTTGTCTAGCTTCCAGTTCCATTTCTTTGTTAAATACCCAATAACCAACTTTATAGTTATTATGTGCTTTAGCCACACCTTCTAATAAAGTACTCTTTCCACTCCCTGCTGGTGATGGCACTAGTACTAGTGGTTCTACTAAACCAATCTTTTATCCTTTATTTTAATATTTAGACCACAAAATTAATGCAGTCTTTCTTTTAGTACTGTTTAAACTCTCTAATCTCTTTGTGTTTATATAGTGGTACAAACCCGTCAGGTTTAGCCCAACAATCGTTTTTGTACTCTTCAGTAAAATCAATGGTACTTAAATCTGTCACATACCCCACTTCTGAGTAACCAAACGCATTATCAGCATCATTTTCCATTCCGTCTGACCAAGCCTTCAGTATCAAATATACTTTCATTTAACTTCCCCCTAACCTTCCTCTAACTCTTCATTTCTATAGTTACTGCTGTACTACCTGTTGGTAAAATACATAATCTCTTTTCTGTGTAAAGTCTTATTTCATTCTTACTAAACCAAAGTCTTTTTTTCTTATTTTACACTTTCTATCCCCATTAATCTCCCAAAATACAATACCTTCAATGTCTTTCTGTAAAGTACCTTTTTTAAGACCTTCAAAACTATAGTCTGTTATGTTGAATTCTGTTTGTGTGTGAGGTATTAAATAGTGCTTATCTAAGTTCTCTGGGTTGCCGTTCACTTTAGGTCCACAAAACTCATATGTTTGGTCTAGTTTATTTGATATGTGTTTTGGTACTCCCTTTGAATCCATGATAAATTTCGTAGAGTGGTTAAGGTCCATAAAAGCATCTAACATTCGTTGTCCATCACCCTTAGGTAATACAGGAGTCCAGTATGGTTGATGCCCTGTAATTTCATCAGGCTCTTGACAAGCAATACTATTTGGTGGTGGTACCTTTCTAGTACCATCTCTCTTTAGCTTGGCATCATACCTTCTATATAATACCCCATCAATTACTGCACAAGCAGTACCGTCCCATTTTCTGTAAGCTTTACTATTAGATAGTACCCAATCATTCTCATGTCTTAGTTTGTCTGTACACAAAGACTGATCTTCTGTCTTCTCAAATAATGTTGTCATTTTCTGCATTTATTTTCTTTTTCTCTATAATAAACAGGTGCTTCTAACTCTTTAGCATATTTGAACGCTTCTCTCCAACTCATAGTGCATTTAGAGCTTTCAGACCATTCTAACCCATCCTCTCTTCCTCTGACACAACGAACATATAAACTATCGTTCTTACTGCTGTTGTAGACATAGCCATTGATGAAATGCACAATCCAAGCATTGGTACTATTGCCCTTACGGTTAGTAGAAGACCAATAACTTTCAGATTTAGTGTCTGATACTTTAGTTGCTGGCTTGAATCTCTCATAATCAATTAGTGTTGTTAGTTCTTTAATATTTGGTACTCTCCAATCGTTAAAAAGTTCTTGTTCTACTTTATCTGGTACAAAAGTACCCTTAACCCCATCTATCGTTAATTTCATTTATTGTCCTTTAAATATATTAGATTTAGTTGTTTTAGTTGTTTATCGCTCTTTATGCAAATATAAGTGTATTACCTTGGAGGTACATCTAATGACCGTATACCAATCACTTCTGACCGTCCTTTGAGTATAAACCTTAACTTTGAATCTATTTTTCTGTATGTTACAGAATCCCCTCGTAGCTGCCTCCACTAAAGATCTATCATCTAAATCAACTAATTAATTTCTTTTTTTTTTTATGTCTGACTGAATGGACTCGAACCACTCCTTCCATCCTCGATCGTAAGAATCGAACTTACCAGTCTGCACTATTTAGTGCTCTGTGTTTCCAACATTAGTCAGTTAGTTAAACCTACAAACCAGTTCCTTTATACAGAAGTTTAAGGTTTTTAGGTTTTATACTCCCTTTTGTGTAGACTTGTGGGTACTTCATACTTGGATCTTC